CGAATATAATCTCTTAATGCGCAATTGGTGATAAAATAGTTTCAACGCATCAATTACGTTTTTTGCGGTACGATCTGCTTTTGGATTTTCGTTTGGATTTTCGTTTGGATTTTCGTTTGGATTTTCGACGACTAGACATTATACGTTTTCCTCCATTTTTCATTCCCAAAAGACCTCTCCTTATTTTAGCATAAGGATAATTATCAGATTTATATGTTATATGATTAATTAATAACTTTGCTAAATCTTTATTATGAAGTTCGTGTTTTATGATACCGAAACTTAACCAATTTGTAGTTTGTTCATTCAAACGTAACGAATAATAACAGTAAACTAAAACAATATATATATCTTTAAGGTTTAACATATTAAATTTTTCATCTTTTATAATAATATCACCCATAGTTATGATATCATTTTCATCCGATTCATCACAACAAATATTTTGATTCGCTTGATAATATCCGCTATTTATTGGATATATTTTTTCCAGAGATTTACTCATTTCATCACTAAATATCTTTTCAACAATTTGTAGAAGAGTTATTTTTTCTTCTCTTACATCATCATCCGTCTTCATCACGACATTATATTCATATTTATAATCCTGACTCATATATATAATTACATATTTATTCTAAAGAGAATAAAATGGAAGATAAGATAACATCAACGAAAACAATTGTTTGATGAGAATTTGCATCAGTTTCGCAACAGGAAATATCTGTCATGATTCCAGTTATATTTGTAAATTCTTTATGGTATTTTGCTTTTTCCACAAACTTTTTTATTATTTGTTAAGGTTCCACATGTAACATTCTGAGATACATTTTTATTGAAAATGCCTATAAATAACAAAGACTGATCATTATATTTTGACGGTATTTTTGTGTAGAGAAATGTCCACAATGTTCTTGTAATTCAGAATCTGTCATAGATAATAAACGAATCATAGAGGTTGTAATAGGGTTTTTATACACCATCGCTCCAGAAATATTATCACTATCTCCAACGCAATTATATTGTGTTAACCCACCTCTTAAATAAAATGGATGCATAACCGTTTTATAGTGTTTAATATATTTAGGATCTTCATACGTGTCTTTTCGAAATAAGTACTGATATTTAATTTCGTAATATTTATCTTCTCTAATAGTATTTATAGTTACAACAACATCATAGTATGCTTTTTCTTCTCTATCATTATTAAATTTAAAACTAAAAAGTTGATTGGGTATACTTTCAAATTTCATAGCTATATAAAATCTACTATTATTTGTTTTTTCTAAAAAATATAATATAAACTCATATTATTGGATACTAAATATATTCATGGACGACTTTGTTGTTTCTAATTTATACGAATCAAAAAATGAATGGTGTGGTCGATTAGTCTCTATTTTAACTCCATTGGTAACAGGAGGAATGGATTCTATATTCAAAGAAGCATGGAACATGTGCGAACAAAGCAATGAACAATCAAAATATTTAATGACTTTCCAAAATATGTTGGCAAGAATTCCAAAATGGAATAATACTATCATTGATGAAGAATGTAAACGTATTATGGAAACCAGTGGTTGTAATTACTTGGAAGATCTAATTACTTGTGTACATATTATACAATTAAAAGTTCTTACATGTATTCGGGTCGGTAATAAGCAGAAAAAAATCGATATATCTATTCCTAAACTAGGACATTTTGTTCACAGAGTATACATTAACGTTGCCAGAAAGGTATATTCCAACATTTATCTATATGAAAGAAATATTAATGATTTACAAATACAAAAGAATAGACGTGAATTAGAAATCATTGTACAAGAATGTATTTTAGTCACAATTCGAGAGAGTATTCCAACAGAATCCATTATTAAAGCATATATGGACGAGTCTATGGAAGAAGAAGAAGAGGTTATAGTAGAGCCAGTTATTGAAGATCAAGAACCCGAGAAAATAGACGATTCACAAAATATAGAAAAAAAATCCGAGGAAAAGATTGAATTGCCTGTAGAAGAATTACCACCAGTATTGTCTGTGAATAATTTAGACGAAGAAAAAGTTATAACTAGGTTGACATTCAATGATACAGATGTTGTATCAGATGGTACGACTATAGACGCACCAAAGACGATAGAACGTTTAGAAGAAATAAGTCGAGAAAACAACGAACGACGAAAAATGGAAGATGAAATGGATGAAGACAGTGATACTGAAGAAGATTTAGGTAAAATAAAGATTCATATGGACGACGATGTCAAATTGAATGATATATTTGATCTAGATGCCCCCGCAAAATCAGATGATCATGTATCTTTAGACGGAATTGAAGATCTATAAATGCGTTGAATTAATACATTATTTTGCTTTCTACCATTATATATTGAATCATAGATTATGGAAAAGGTTTTATTAATGACAATAGTGATATGCGTTTTGTTTGGTATAATCAAGTTTTTAGAAATGAAATATATTGAAAAGCATCTAAAACCGTTAAAAGAAATTTTGCGTGATTTGGTGATGGTATTTGCCTCCTCTTTTGTTTCTATTTTTATATTTTTTCATTATCAGAACAGTATAGATGATTTTGTCTCAGTTTTAACTAATACCAGTCACTTGAAGTCAGAAACAACTCAAGTATTTACAGGTGTTCCTGATTTTTAAATCATTTCAAATCTTTACTGGTAATTCGTTTAACAAAGTTTCTATAAAAAAATTACACTATTTCGCATATTATATATGAAATAGTGGATATAAAGTGAAAATGAAAATATCATACATATATTGGCAATATTTCACATAATTCCGTTGTATTTATCGCATTGTTTCCGAAATATAAGGAAATAAACTCTTTCGTTTTTTCGTTTTGAAATGAATTCGTAACCTGTTTATATAGCTCCATTAATTTAGGTCTTTCTAAAGAATGTTTGTGTACAACACAAATGAGATGGTTTTCTATCAAATATTCTCGTGACATGTCAATCAAACAATATTCAAATTTATACTCCCCTGTACCATATCCACGGTTGATCACCAATACTGGTTCAGTATTGCCAGTTTTATGTATATAGTTTTTCTTTGCGACATTATTATACGTCTGAATGTCTAATTTATGGTTTTTTATATCAGAACTATAAATTAACAATGTGTCTCGAGAATTATTTGTTAAAATAGATTTACATTCATTCCATACAACGGTTCCTACTTTCACATCAAATCCCAATTTAGACAGAGTGAGAGAATTTTCGTATAATTCTTGTAATCTTTGAATTTTGACTGGTTCCGCAAATATAGTATATGTACTTAAGTTTAATAAGAATGGATTATTATTTTCGGAAGATCGTTTTTGAACTATAAACAAGATAGTATCTTGAGCGGTCTCCATATATTGATCATTACATTCAGAAATATGAATGATATGAAAACGCTCTGAAATATACTTCCGGGTTTTGTCATAATATAAACTATTTAGGAAATTTTTCGGTAAAATAAAACTAAGTATCCCATTTTTTCGAAGACAAGAAAACGATTTAATGATGAACAAAATGAATATATTAGGACGTCCATCAAAGTATTTATAGTATGATTTTGGTACATCGCTCTTTTTCATTACATAATATGGTGGATTTCCAATAATCAAATCATAAGAATTTTCATTATTAGAATCGAGAAAATCCGAATTTTCGAGATGAATACGTTCGCTTTTCAAATGTTGAATAGAATCAAAGATAGTATTATTATATTCAATCCCACTTATCGATAAATTTGGATACATTTGAGACAAATATTGTATATATTCGCAAGACCCACATGATGGCTCTAATACAGTTTTAATAGATGTTATGTAGGGTGACAATAATTCTATATTGCGTTTTATTGTACTTTGTGGAGTAAAATAGATACCATTATTTTTTTTTTCGGTTTTTGAAATAGTATTTGTTATGTCTACGGACAATGAAGAATAATCTTGATGTATCCTTTTCTTTTGTGACATTATTAAGTATTTACTTGTATTTTAAACGTGAAAACTATTTAATTCAATTTTTAATAATAGTATTCAAGTTCATCGTTTTTTATCATATACCTTTAGGAATTTTTTTATAGAAGTACAATATACTATGAGTACAGAAGCCCCACCCGCACCTGTAGAAGAACAACCGAAAACATCTGAGACAACCAAGCTGGTAGAAGAATCACCAAAAACTTCCGAAGCAACTCAGTCTGTAGAAGAGACGAAAAAACTCGTTGACGTGCCATTAAAACCCAAAAAAGAAATGAACCTAATAGAAATCATTATGGATTATCTAAAAGTAGAGGACGGTGAAATTGTATTGACACCAGAAGTAAAAAAATTATTGGAAAAAGCTCAGAAAATTGATAAAACGCATTTTGATAATATTGAAACTTTCTTTACTCAAATTATGAAAGATAAGAAAATAGATACAAGAGATTTACCTGCTCTTATTGGTCTAGTTCAAGAATTATTTACTGTTTATGAAGCATTAAAGTCAAAAATCAAAGCATCGGATGTAGGAACTATATTGAAATGTATTTTTCAATTGCTTATATTGTACAAATTTGATGGTGAAGATTACATTAATAAGCAGGAAAAAGAAAATCTTATTGCTTCTATTGACACGATTATCGTTTTGTGTATTCAAATGATTGATTTAAAAGACAACAATAAAAAGCTCAGAAAATGGTTTCGATTTCTTCCATGTTTTTAAGTCTTTGAAGAATTTCAAATTTTCCAGGAACCTTTGATTACATGTTTTATATCCCTAAAATATGTAAATTTACCATTTATTTTTCTTTACAGTAATTTGACTCCCAGATGATCGTTTTTTTCCTTTACTAGGATCATACGCCTCATCTTCGTCGTCTGATCCCATATCTTTTGATATGTCCCAAAATTCCTTTGATCCAAGACGAAATGCCGCATGATTTTCAGCTTTATACCAAAAAATTTGATCCTGTAATTTATTGGATTTTGAATTGTTATTTATTACTAAACATTCATAATTTTCGGTGGTTTGATCCATTACACTACTAAATGATTCTAATGTTGGAAACATACTCGCAAAGTTTTCCCATATTCGTTTTCGATTTGTTAAATATGGTTCTCTCAAAATAAATACATAATCAATATTTGTTCTAAGTGTTGGTGGAATTCCTAAAGGATATTGCATAGTAATAATTAACATGACTTTCCAATGACGACCATTCATGAAGAGTAACCGCATTAATTTATCCCTAGACCATGAATTGTCATATAAGCAATCATCTAAAATTACAAATGTACGAGGGTCTATGGTCGTTCTTTTGTATTCTTCTACTTCTTTTTTCATTTGTTTGAGAACCGTTTTTTGACGACGCAATATATTTTCGATAAGGACAGAGCTATATTCATCATGAATAAATAGTTTAGGAACATGTGCGGAATAAAAACCATTTCCTGCTTCTGTTCCCGAAATTACAGTACCGATTGGTATATCTTGATGATAATATAACAAGTCTCTCACTAAATATGTTTTACCAGTATCTCTTCGACCTATAAGAACGATCACCGGTCCTTTGTTTTCATTTGGACGAAATGTAATACTGCGCATGTCAAATTTTTTTAATGCTAGAGTCATATGTTTTTCGAGTTATACTATTTAAAAGAAAAATATTTAGACGTTTTTATCGTAAAACATTAAAGTTGCGTTTAGAACTTTAAAAATATTTATTAGGAAAAATCATAAGCATGTTTAATCTTGGTTATGAGGCAGTACTTGATAGAGTATATACAAATTGTGACATTTCTGGCAATATTATTAAATACCAAGGATATAATCCATTGTATTCTTCGCTTTTTGAAAATGTGAAAGTTGACCTAAATAACATTTCTTTGAATCAACAATACAGAATGAACAATTTGAGGCAAATTGTCGACATTCATCAAAATATAATCGAAAAGGATATTTTTATCAAACATTCCCCATTATTAGATCCTATTCATTTTCTAATCGGGAAATATCAAAAAGAAATTTCTAAAATCTCTATATTACCTTCTATTAATAATGGATTAGAATGTTTGCCTAAAGTATGTGATATAAACAACGCTTCCTATATTGATAATTTTTTTAATTACTTATCTAGTCAAATGCTTCATCATCATGATATAATAAATTGTATTGATTATTTTGGATCTAATGTAGTTATTGAGAGAGAATTCAAATATAATGTTTACGATGATATAGAATATTTAGAAGATTCTGATCAGTTTTTGAAAACGAACAATATTTATTATCATATGGAAACATTACAATCGAACAAAATCGTGTCAAAAAATACACAATCTAATCGTCCAACGATTCATATTGAAAACGAAAATGCTCTTATGTTAGACATTATTGATGACTATGATGAGGAATCTCAACTCGATTCTAAAACGGAAACCGTGGAAAGTATAGAATTAGATACAGATATAGTGTTTGAAACCTCCGATGATTCTTGTTCCGACTCAGATAATAGTGAAGTATCGAATAGCTCGGATGAAGAAGAATCCGAAAACGGAGATAATAATGAAGAAGAGGATGATAGCGAAGAAGATGATGACAGCGAAGAAGATGATGACAAGAGCGAGGAGGATGAGGACCAAGATGAAAGTGAGGAATTATATGCTTATTTGTATAATTTTCCAGTTCAAATGATTGCTTTAGAAAAATGTGATGGAACATTAGATTCATTATTGGAAAATGAGAGTCTAAACGAGCAACAAATAGGAAGTGCGTTTATTCAGATCATATTTACATTGATCATATATCAACAAGCGTTTTCTTTCACTCACAATGATTTACATACAAACAATGTATTGTATAAAAAAACCTCTAAAGAATACATTTCATATGAATACCAAGGAAAACATTACAAAGTGCCTACATTTGGTCGTATATTCAAAATTATAGATTTCGGTAGAGGTATTTATCGTTTTCAAAACGAAACCTTTTGTAGCGATAGTTTTGCGCCCGGTGGAGATGCTCATGGTCAATATAATTGTGAGCCATATTTTAATAAATCGAAAGCTAGAATTGAACCGAATTTCAGTTTTGATTTGTGCCGTCTAGGATGTTCTTTGTATGATTTTGTATTTGATCAAGATGTTCCTCCCGCTGAAAAAGATATGACCGAACCACAAAAAACAGTACATAGATGGTGTCATGATGATTATGGTAAAAACATATTATATAAACGATCTGGGGAAGAAAGGTATCCGAATTTCAAATTATATAAAATGATTTCACGAACCGTACATAATCATCTTCCAGAAAACCAATTGGAATATCCATTTTTCTCTCAATTTTTATCGAATACAGAAATTCCTAAAGATTCTATTTTTATAGGAAATATTCCAAAATATTATTCATCACAATGAATTTAAATTGTATTTTATAATATTCTTTAAAATACAATGTCGAATCAATTTATTGAAGAACAAAATCAAGAATTATTATGGAATGTATTTAATCGATTTCCCAATATGAATTCTGTTCATCCAGATATAGCTCAAAACATTTTCCAAGAAACTTTAGGAGAAATTTATGATATAATTCCTAAAAATGTGGTTCAATTATCAAAATATGAATTACAGGATTTGAATAAAAAAACGATTTCTATTTTTTGGGATAAAATTACGAAACAAACACAACAATTCACTCCCTCGTTTACTTCATTGAATAATACACAAACCAATACAAATTCTTATTATGAAACTCCTTTAGAGAAAACAAACCGAGATTTTGAAAATAAACAACAACAATATGAAGCGATGAATGCGAAACCAAAATTGCCAGATCCAACTGATATGTTTCAAGAACCAGTCGGTGATGGAGAAGACCAAGCCATTCAAAATATGGATGAATTAATTGCTCGATATCAAAGGCAAAGAGATTTGGATGTTCCTATAGTTCCAACTACGGATGGATCTGAATCTGAAACATCTCCTATTCATTCATCTCCCATAGAATCTGTTTTAGGAAAAATTCAAATTCGACTGGATCGTATGGAAGCACGATTGACTCAATTGGAAAATAGTTCTAAAATTGTATAAATGAGATAAATAAATAGAGTAATGAATATTTATTTACCAATAACAAGAACCTTCTACTTTTGTATGGTTTTTAGGGCGTTCTGAACTACTAGGGCGTTTCCAATGTGAATTCATAAATAAATCCAATACGTCTTTTCTTTCACGAACCCATCTTTCTCCGTATACACCAAAATACATTTGTAATACACCACCTACATATATTGCGGATTTGTTTTGTTTGTAAATGTGTCCACATATTAAGTTACCATATCCTCCTGCGGATACTAGTGCGATGTCGTATTGATCTTTTATAGTATCTAGTTTTTTATAAAAGCGATCAAGTTCTATATCGAATTCTTCAGAAGGTTGATCTGCTTGTGTTTGCGGTGGTTTTATAGTGACAAAAGTACAATCCGGAAATAAATCAATCCCGTAAATGTGTTCACGTATAGGAAATTGTTGTTTAAAAGTATCTTCAAATGGGCTGATAATAAGAATTCTTTTTCCACGGAGAGCAAGAGTCCATGGGTTCGAGAAAATAAAATGAAAAATATCAAAAACGATTGACCAGATTTGAGTTTTGTTTTTATATTTATTTGTTATATCTATTGTTCCTTGATTTTGTAACGATGGTTCCCATATACAAAGAATATCGGAGTTATCAAACGCATCTAAAAACATTTGCGAATATTTCATACAACTTTGAGAATTCGATATCTTTATTCCAGCATTATTTTTCAAGGTATGAATAATATTTTTATTGTTCGAATTCAAACATTGAACAAATGCTGGATCAGAACCATGTATACCTACTATATTTTCTGGTCCACATTGAGGACGAGGAACTATAAAGTTTGAATCTGATCCAATTTTATTTTCTAAATATTCTCGCAAAGTATCATTCACAGAGAAATTGTATGGAGCTACGGTATTGTCTATTTTTGCGCAATCCGGAAACAACGAATAATATGGTGGTGAAATTCTATCACTACCATTATAGTTTCGTACACTTGAATTATGTAAATGGAAAGTCTTGATTGATTGTGGTGTATTATATAAATTGTATCCTATAATTTTCAATAAATAAATTAATTTATTGTCACAACCCGCTTTTCCAAATGGAAAGTCAAAAATATATCGTTGGGTTGATTGTACGTTATAGTTTGAATGAAATATCCAAGTATCTTGTGAATCCCCACGTAATCCTTTTAAACGCATTGTAGTTGGGTATTGAAATAACATTGCTGTTTTCTTTCTCATATTCACATCATAACGGAGAAGAGCAATACAAGATTTAGTTTCACTGATATCTGTTTTTCGTATATTGGCTATAGTATTATCAACATAAATATCCGCATTAATAATAACATTATAACCTTTAATATTGTGAGTTTCTATAGTATCAAAAGTTTCTTTAAATGTTAACCGTTTACCAACATTAATTTGTTTTATTTTAGGTGAATTTACACCCAACTCTTGTGGACTATATTCCCTTTCATTGATTAGATATATATTTTGAACGTTTTCATTTTTTACATTGAAAATGAGAGAATGTTGTAATTCCTTATGCCTAGTTCTATTTTTATCGACATAAAATTGGTAAATAATATTTATAGGATCATTTGTAACGTTATTTTCACTTAATTTAAGCGGTTTACTATATTCGTTAATAAGGAGAATATGCATTGTGATATAAATTGAAAAGGATTTATATAAGTTTGAACATAAATATAAATATAATAATTTTATTATAATTAATGAGCAAGAAAAAAATTGCGTTATGTTTTTTTGGTGTTATACCACGTTCTATTAGATATACTTACAGATCAATTAAAGAAATGATAACTGAAGAATTAAAACCAGAATTTGATATAGATATTCTTGTATTTAATTTAAATATAAAAGACGCATTAATTGATAATCAACCCATAAATCAAAATGATGTGAATATTATAGAAAATATTAAGTATTGTGAAGAAGAACTACAAGAAAACGCAGATATTGACATTAAAAATAGATATGGAGAAGTAAACGGTTCTATATTACGTATGAGATTTGACTATGGCACAAATGCTATTCAGAATTCAGCTCGCCAAATGTATTCAGAATATAGATTAGGTGAAATGCTGGAAAAAGTGAAAGACCAATATGATACGTCTATCGTATGTGGACCCGATTATTTTTTATTAACAAAAATAGATATTCAGAATGTAAAAAATACAATTACAAATAAAAATCTTATGTATGTAACTGCTGTTAATCCAGGCGATGGTTTTACAAATGGATTTTATATGGGAAATACAGAAATAATGGTAAAATTATTAAAACGTTATACTATATTAGACCAAATGTATCCCTCAAATAAAGACTATGAATATAGCGTAATGCGAGCATTACAGTTGTATAAAATAACTGTTAATATAACAAATATGGTTTTTTTTAAGATAAGAAATAGTAAAAAAATTGAACGGCAAGGTATTATGCTTAGAAAACAATTCAATACTATACATGATTTCGTGAACTCAATTATATAATGTGAAAATATATTATATGTCAATAATATATTTGATATACACGAGTTTGTAGAATCAACTATATAAGTTTCTCATATCAAACAACCAATATTCTTAAGTTGTTCGCAAAACAACATTGTAAATTTAACTCCTTTATTTCCATAAAGTTTTTCACAACATTCTTTACATACAGAGAAAATTCGACTTCTGGAGATTTTTTTCCATCATAATGAAAATCTTTTAAATACTTACATCTTATGGCAATTAAACCTAAAACGCAATCATCATAATTCGTATGAAATTTTTTTGTACAAACATTAAAAAACTTTATAAAAGCATCATATTCAGTATGAGCTTTCACTTCATCAATGAAATGTGAGTCTAATAATTTATATCTTCCTGTTAATTTTATTACCATATCCTCGTCTTGTACGTCATATTTATCTAAAACGTGTTTAATGTCTAGTAGTTCATTAAATCCTTTATGTCTCAGTTTGGTATTATTATGGTTTGTATAAACTATATCACACCCTAATTCATCTAAATATGACTCAGTTAATCCATTATTTTCTACTACGATTGGTTTAACATTCGGATCATTATTTAATAAGGTTAGTACTTGTTTAATACATTCTATGTATCTATCTTTTCTATGTGTCATGTCTAAATTTCTTTTGCGTCCATGTATATTGAATATTGATGTAGTAATAATTAAATAAATCATAATTATTAAATATCGTATATACTGTTTATATAGTAAATTATTTAAATTTTTTATGATATTGAATGATAATACGAATACAATCCCAATATATAATATAATAATATATATATATATCAATGTCTAAGCAATATAGATTAGATGTAATAGATGAAGATAAAATATATATATGTTTCGGTCTTGGATGTATGAATTTAGGGTTTTTAACAGAAGGATTTCACGGCTTCTCTTCTAAGAATGAATGCTGTTGTTTCATGCATGAGTGCTGTTTATTGAATCGTTCGTATTTAACATGTTGTGACAAACTAGACGGTCACTATATACGTGTGGGATGCCTTTGTGATGCGATCACATGTAAATTACCTGATGTGTGTTGTAAACAACAATGCCATTTTATGTGTTTGGTTTGTTCATGTTCTCTTCCTGCGGACGAAGAAGTCCCATGTATATTAGCTTGCTTTTCTATTGTGTGTGCTTCATTAAAATGTAACGTGATATGTAAAAACTGTATGACGTTGGGTGATTTACCCAAATAAAATTCTCTATGAATTCATATTAAAAGGACTTTTATCATAATAATATATTTGGGAAATGAAAGTGTTAGTTGTAATTACAAAAGCTGGTTTATGTAACCGACTTCAGGAAATGCTTTCGTATTTTGAACATAGCAAAGAAGTTCAATTTGACAAAACATATTTTATATGGACTATCACTGAGCATTTACACAGTGACATAAAAGAATTATTTCATTTACCAGGAGTAACAATACTAGAAAATAGTCAAAATATCAAAGATAATTTAGACAAGTTTATATTTGATAATATTCCGAAAAATAGATCTCATTATGGGGGCGACAAGTTAACATTAACTTATAATGATTCAAATATTGATATTACTATGCATGGTGGAACAGGAAAGCATCCGAAATATGATGTAATTGATCCGAAAAAAATAATATTTCAAGAAACTTTAGTGAATGAAGTTCAAAATTTTATTGATGAAAATTTGAAATCAAAGTTTCATGCGATTCATATACGTTATAAAGATGGATCTCCAATAGGGTTTCATATAGATCATGAAATGTTGAAAGATTTCATTCAAACACATCATGATACTCCTATATATGTATCAACAGATTCAATGGAAATGCAGGAAATATATAGACCATACTCAAATGTAGTAATGAATTCAAAACTTGGAAACAATTTTAAGACTATACGAAGAGACCTATATAATTCTATCTTTGATTTATTATTATGTTCAAAAGCGACAATATTTATCGGTACACCGAATAAAAATACTCGCTCAATTCAATCTTCATATTCTAATTTTATTTATGGATTACGAGGAGTTTATAAAGAAGCAATTTCGAGAGAATATTTGAACAAGCATTTTATTCATGATTTAGCCTTGTAGCCTTAAGAAGTTTGCCATAATTTGTTTATTATTTTCCGCATTTTTCATAGTATTTAGTTCCGATTGATATTGTTTTCGTTTCATTTTTTCTTGTAACAAACGATCCTGTTCATCGATCATTTGTTGTGCTTTTGTTCGTTCCATTGGACGAACTTCATGTACACTGCGTGCTTGTTGATATTCTTGTACATTGCGATATCTAGGAACATTTTCATAATCTGACTCTCTTACTGAAAAAACGGTCTGATCTTTATGAACTTTACGTAGATCGTCGAATTTTAATTTGCTAAATATATCACTTGACACATATTGGGCTTCATCTTCGTCCTCATCGTATAAAGAATTACCCTGAGACATTTGTTGTATAGGATTGACACCTTGATATTTCACTATAGACTGTTGATGTTGTTTAATTCGATCTAAAGCCGCACTCATTTGACCTGTATTCGTAATCGTATCTTCGTATAATGATTCTTCTTGAGAGAACCAGGCATTTTTTTCTGTATCTATTGTTTTTTTCATATGTGTCTCAAACATGGTATTAAATTGTTGTTGAAACGTTTCTTGAGGAATCGCATTCAAAGATTTTTGGAATTGTTTATTGGATACGGGATTATGTGTTCCTGTAATTTCCGGACTATAATCATTTTGTTCCACTTTTTGAGACACTTTTTTGACATTACTATACATACTTAATACGACATCGAACGCTTTTTTATAGAATAGAAAGTATTCTTTAGGTAATTTAGATTTGTCTGGATGTAACATGAGAACACGTTTTTTGGCTCGTTTCAAATCTTCTAAAGATACATTATCAGGAGATAGATCAAATAGTTCCATAATATCATAATACGAATAGGATTGTATGTCTAGGTTATGAGTTGGTGCGGACATCTATATAATTTTTATGGAGGTTTATTTGAATAGTTTTTTTGATATACATATAAATATTATATTTTTATAAGTATATATGCCTGTTTCTGATAAAACAATATCTACCCGTACTGAGTTTAAAACATTGCTAGAAGAAAATAAATCAGTAGTCGTATTAAAATTTGGTGCGGAATGGTGTGGTCCGTGTAAAAAGATTGAAGGACTGGTTCATGAATATATTGAAAAATTACCAGAAGTTGCTACATGTATGGTTCTGGATATTGATGAATGTTTTGATTTATATGCGTTTTTGAAGTCGAAGAAAATAGTGACCGCAATACCAACATTACTTGCGTATTATAAAGGGAATACACATTACGCACCTGACGAAATTGTAATGGGAACAAAAACAGAAGAAATCGATCTATTTTTCAAAAGTATTCAAGAATTCTTTTAGATGGGTAATATATAGATGACACAAAAACAGGTGTTTCATTATTTATTGTCACTCCTTTTAGTGACCATAGTATTTATTTATGGATTAAATATGCCAACATTGATTACTGGCAATACACATTTAGTAAAAGAGTATTATTATGATCGTTTTCTAGAAAGTTTCCTATTGGATGTGGTTTTGGTGGCATTATATTTAGGAGTCGCATATAAAGGGTTTCAAATATTAGGAGTAAAATCATTTATAGGACAATTACTGGTCGTAGCAGGAGTAACCTCTATAATTTCAGGAGCATTTTATTTGTATTTTGTATCCGCACCTAAATCTAATATGTTTTTTAGTAGATGGTTTCATAGTGTGGGGTATAAAGCGGTCATTTACGATATAGCTTTGCTTTGTTTGGTATTTGGAGTATATGAATATATTCGAAAACATATTCAAAAGTTATCATAAATGAATTTAAGATAAAATACCACCATTACATATTATTACAAGTGTATTTTTCATTTATAATATATTTATAAAACGCATATTAATTCTTTATTATAATTTCGTTTGTTAGTTTGTTTTGTATATTCATCTAATTTAACAATTAAATTTATATCTTCTTCTACACTTGAATTATGGTTTAATAATATATCTGATATATAATCTGGATGTAAACTGATATATCCTGATATTTTATAATACGGATGATTCATTTGCTTAATATTATATTCTTTTTTTGATAATATATGTTTATCAAAATAAACAATTAATGGATAAATTTTGTGTATATACTTGGTTTTGTCTGTGTATAAATATGACATTAATTCTTCAGATTTTAAATTTCCCGCTCCTCTACCTAAACCACCTATACAACTATCAATGATATTACAACCATGAAAAATTGCTTTTTTTGTTTTATCTAATGCGTCTCCATTATTATTATGACAATGAAAACCGATTGATATATTTGATTTATATTTATCAAATTCATGATAAAACCTGTGTAATTGTTTTGGAATATTATTTGTATTAAATCCACCATAAGTATCCGCTAAATATAATGCCTTTATATTAACATCATAAAATGTATGTGCTATTAAAGTTATTTCGCATTCATCGATAATATCTCCACATCCAAAATTTACACAAACTTCATATCCATAATTAATTAATTCTTGACAAAAATTCTTTGTTCTTTCTAAATCGTTTTTATTGTATTTGCATATTTTTACACCATTTTCATTTGTTACTCTAGCTAATAAAACCCTAACCATTGATATATTTGATTCACTTTTTTTAACAAAATCATCTATGGTTACTGTATCCATTTTAGCCATAACTACTATTTTACACCCTTGATATTGTTGATAAATATTATTAATATCGTCTTCTATACAATAACACCATTTACCTTTATTCAATAATAATTTCTTATTTGTTCTAAAACCTATTTCAAAATAGTCATATCCGGCTTCACTAGCTGCTTTATAACAATCTAACACTTCTTCATCTGTAAATTCCCAATTGTTTAAATATCCACCATCTCTTATCGTACAATCAAGTAATTCTATTTTATCACTTCTTTTTTCTAGAATCATTTTACATGTATTTTCATTTAATATATTTTCGTTATATAGAAGTTCAGCTTTAATAAAATCTGAGTTTTCATCAATGTCAATACCAGATATTGAATCCACATTGAAAAAAACTGGTTTTTCACCATAAATACATCTACTATTAATAATTTGTTTTTTTGTAGCAATACAAATCCCAAAAGTAATTTCGGATAAAGGTATCAATTCTTGACTATTTGGTGCTTTTGTAGAATCAAAATTAATACCATTGGTTGTTAGTGAATTACAAAAAAAACTTTTTTGTTCGTTTACTGTCACCATATTAGTATATTTTAATTGAACAAATTTATCTATAAAATTATTAATGATATTACTATCTATTAATGGAGATACTACATTTACCATCATAATATTGCTACAATAACCTACATTTTCAGCAAGATAAGTCCAATATTTATAATTTGGACATTCAGAACTTGCATAATATTCATCCCTTTTATGAACCTTAACATTTAATTCTTCAGCAATACTTATCATATCGTCACAGTCTGTGCTGACAATAATTTCTTCTATACCTTTTACTTGTTTTAATGATTTTATTTTTAACTTTAGTAAATTGGTATCTCCAAAATTTCTTATATTTTTATTCTTGCAACGCTGACTACCTTTTCTTACAGGTATTATTGCTGTTATTTTTCCATCATTTTTCGTTTCGGTAGTATTTATAAAATAATGTTCGCAAAATTCCTTAATTCCTACGTCTAATGGTGTAAAAATAAACTTATTATCATAAATATTCTGTAATTTTGAATTATCTGCGTATAATTTACCCATATCTCCAGATGTTTCTCCTTTCACAACAATTCGTTTTTTTTTTGTATTTTCAATCAGTTTAGTTAATAAATTTCCAACATTAGTGGGTATTCCTGAACCTAAATTAAATAATTCGTTTTCAAATTTTGGATTAATAATACTATCATATAATATTTTCACCACATCTTTTACATATACAAAATCTCTAACCCGTTCAAGACTACCTTTAACTATAATTTCAGGATAATCATTTGATAATATTTGTTTCATAAATATACTTACCATACCTTGTTTCATATTCATTAAATTTTGATACGGACCATAGCAATTAAATAATCTGAAAATAGTATAGTTTATTCCATAATTTTTTTCGTATAATTTTAAGTATTTCTCACTAGTGTGTTTATTGATAGCATAAAAAGTATTTGTATCTATTTCACTATCCTCGTTATAAGATTTAGCATCTGTATTCATTCCTCCATATACTGCACAAGTACTCGTAAAAATAATTTTAGTACAATGTACTCTTCTTGCAAAGTTTAATAAGAGAAGAGTTCCTTTGGCATTTGTATTTGAATCATATACAGTATCGTCAAAGCTACCTTGGCCTCCAGATTGTGCGGCAAAATGAAAAATTACATCTACATTAAAATTTAAATTATTCATTAAAATATCATTTCCAATGTCGCCTTCTATTAAAGATATACCTTTCATAAAAGAATATTTATCAATAAATGTGTTAGATGATGATAAATTATCAATAACCACAATTTCATCAGCACTTGTACCATTCTCTATCAAATAATTAATAAAATTAATACCAAGGAAACCATAACCACCGGTTATAAGATATTTATAACTTTGTGTTTTTGGTTTTGTATATTTTATATTGTTTTTAATAATCAAATCCACAAATTCCCTAACACCTCCTTTACCACCATCGTTTTTACAAATATAATTAGATATATTTTTTACATCTTCGATTGCGTCATTAGGACAACCCGAAAATCCAACATTTTCCAAAATTGGTATATCAGGCAAATCATCCCCAATATACGCTACTTCTTTATACGATAAATTATATTCTTTTATCCATTCAGTTATAATATCTAATTTTGGTTTCTCACTACCAATACTAACTTTGTCCAATCTATCAAAAATATGTGGAGCATGTTTTATAGAAACTATTTTATCATTTGTAATTATTCCACATTTAATATTATTTTGTTTTAAAATATTTAATGAATACGCATCTTTCGCATTATATGATTTGTTAACATTATTGTTATTATCAAAGTTAAACATTCCGTCTGTAAAAACCCCGTCAAAATCAAAAACTACTAATTTAATCATTATAATTTTAGTTGTGTATTTATTTTTAAATATATAAATGTATAAATAAACATTTAGCTCTTAATCATTATCATTTGTACGTAATTGGTTTATTATAATACTGTTTAATACTATTCATACATGTTATTAATATACGTAATCGTTTGGCATTACAACCAGCTTTATTGTTCTTAAAAGATTCATTGTAAAATTCGTTGTCACTATTTGATATTCCAAAACCATATGTATCAATACAAACTATATTTGTCAAAAATCCAAAAATAAAATCACATGATGTATGACAAGTTGACCGTACAACTTTTGAAGGCAATGTAATAAAGTCGTCATAATTTGCCTTAGGTATATGAATAGCCAAATTATGAACTATTAAATATCCATTAAAATAATCCTTTAGTTTCATTATAACATCATTATATGTTAAATTCTTATCAAATTTAGCATTCTTATGAATATGATATGGGGTTAAAATACATTTCAGATTTGTGAACTTCGATGGTATAATATTCGAAAATTTTTCTATATCATTTATAACTAATATATCACAATCGTCTATATAATTTATTGTTTCATTTACGCAACAAAATAAAGTATCTTCATCTTTTTCAATAACTTTGAACGTTGGCCCTTTTCCAAACACGACTGCTTTTTTGAATTTTGAAAATAATTCTTGTATTACATTAATATTGTCCTTTTTTATTATTTTTATATTCTCTGACATTTATATATTAAATATAATAGTTCTATTTATATTTCATACTTTATAAAATAAAAATAATCCATAGAAATTCTTCGAAAATATATATAAAACATTTTAGGTGTAAAATGATTGAATGACTGGTTCATGAATATATTGAAAAATTACCATAATGTTCTTTAGTAGATGGTTTCATAGTGTGGGGTATAAAGCGGTAATTTACGATATAGCTTTGCTTTGGTATTATTGAAAAACATGATACTATTGAATAATGATTAACAATATATATATAAATATAAAAATTATATATAAAATATATTTTATGGCTGGAAAAAAATATTCTGCTGCGAATTTAAACAAAACCTTGTTATTCATTCTAAAATTATTGAATGATAATGATATAAATAACTGGTTTATTTGTTATGGGACATTATTGGGATTGGTTCGAGAAAATAGTTGCATAGATAATGATGATGATGTTGATATTATTGTCCATAAAGATAATTATGACAAGTTGAAAAAAATACTAATTGAGAATAATTTTATCATAGAATCTGGTTATGGCATAAAGAAAAGTAGAAATATTATTAAAACTCAGCCCAGTGGTGATTATGCCTCGATTGATATATATATGGCTGACTTTATTAATGATAACGTATATGACTTATGGAATAATTTGAATATTACCGACTGTTTTGTAGATAAAGAAAACAAAACTTTTATAGAAAAAGTATGGAATGAACAAAAAATATATTATCCTAATAATTATGAAAGAATACTGAGAAATCGTTACGGAAAAACTTGGGAAATAAAAATAGACAAAAAGGTATCTCAATCAATGAGAACATTATAATAAATTTTTGATATCAGTTATCAGGTTAGTAGTTGATATATTTTCTGTTCTATTTAAATATAGAACTTTACAAATATCTTGAATATCGTCAAATTTACCCTTCCAATCATCACCTATAATGAATATATCCGCATTGTATTTCTGTATATAATGTCTTTTCAATTCTAAACTTTCTTCTAAGAATACCTCATCAACACAAGAAAAATTTTTTATAATTTCCATTCTATCCTTTTCGTTAAATATAGGATTTCTACTTTTTTTTTTATAATTCAGTTTATCACTGGATACTCCTACAATTAGTTTATTTCCATGTTTTTTACATTTATTTAACATATTAACATGACCAATATGTAATAGATCAAATGTTCCGAATGTAATTACTACAACCATAGATATGATATATATATATTCATATATTCATATAATAATTTGCATAAATCACTTTTTGTAATTCCATACTTCATAAAACAAAAATAATCCATAAAAATTCTTCGAAAATATATCCAAAACATTGTACATTGAATTCTTTACACGATATGAAAAACAATATGCCACTCCATATAATCCCCATATCAAAAACATAAACCAAAACAAGTATTGATTGATAATATCATTGCCTACAAAGTATACATACATCAGCATAAAAGTTACTATAAACGCAATTGTACCCAATATAAATCCCGTACTTCTACTTAGAATTTCTTTTTCTCCTAAAAACCCAAATAACAACATTCCCCAATTCCACAACAATATATTCCATATTGGACTGATATTTTCAGTGAACATAGGAATTAATCGCAATGGTTCAGTTTGATTTTTGTTCATGATATTTCGATATCTCATATAAATCACAGTACTTATGATCATAATCGGTGTTGATAATACCCAATCAAAATACCGTGTATACGTAACATTGTAATGAATTTGCGTAAAATTGTATATCAGCCATACATAATATGTCAATTCAATAAATTGTACTACAGTTTCCATTGCCAATAGTTCTCTCAATATTATTTTATTTTCTGGTAATGGTAGCGTTATACCAATTACACCAATCACGGCAATGATAATCTGTATTATTAATGATCCAATTGCGGTTTTCAATATAACATTCATCCTATATTGAAAACACATATATTATATTAGTATTCGAAAAACATACATAAAAGTATATCTATTTACTAAATAAATGAAAATTGTTTTTGTTAATTTGGTACATAATCAACAATATATATTTGACAACATTGAGAATTTGAAACGATTTGGGAATAATGATATTGTCGTTATTACAGATGAACAATTCAGAAGTTCATATGAAGCTGTAAATGTTGAAACAGTAGCAGTTGAATCGCTTATACCAGAATATACAGACTATATTGAAACAATTCGTCATAATCATAAACGTAAATGCGGGTTTTGGGATCTTTGTAAATATCGTTTCAAAGTAATATGTAAATATATGGAAACGCACAATGTAACCAATATTGTTCATTTAGAAAACGATGTCATGTTATTTGAAAATTTGGATAATATAAAATTCCATTGTACAAATAAAATACTTTTGACATTAGATAATACCAATAGATGTATACCTGGATTAATGTTTATTCCTTCATATAAAATTATGAAAACATGCTTGAATCGTTGGACAGCAGATAATGACATGCTCAACTGGGGGTTTGCATATAATAAACATAAAGATTCAATAGATATAATACCAATAATTAAAGGAAATATTCATTCTTTAAATGATTTTTCACATTTTACACAGAGACATTGGGCACAAAAACCGGATTATGAATTGGTTTCTAAAAATAACGAATTATATGATGGAATATTTGATGCTGCTGCTATTGGCCAATACTTAGGGGGTATACACAGAAACAAGAAAGCAAAAAGAAAATTTATCAATGAATCTTGTACTGTAAATTACTCACAGTATGAAATTATTTGGAAGTTAAATGATAAAGATTTAAAATGTCCATTTATTATTATTGATGATAAGGAAGTACCAATATATAATTTACATGTACATAGCAAAGACTTGAAACAATTTATGTAAAATAAATATAAAACAATCTATATATATTCAATATATATTCAATATATATATGGATCAAACTAAAACAAAAAATTGTGTGTATGCTCTAACAAGAGGATATACAAATACATCTAGATATGAATCATTATTAAAACGTAATAAATATATTGAAGAAAACGTAGTATGTGGTGATTATCATGTAGATCATATATTATTTCATGAAGGCAATATTACGAAAGAACATCAGGATTATATTCAAAGTGACACTTCTTTAAAACTTACTTTTATTGACATTAAAACAACGACACCTAGAGCTGCTTTTAGTCACGAAGGAAAAGAAATATATACTAATAATAAGGGACATCTAATGTCATCATTATTTGATGAACGGACAATACGGGTGGGATGTCAAAATAACGAGAGACCATGGGGATTGAATTATAGATATATGTGTGAATTTCATTTTGTATATGTATTAGAATATTTAAAAGGGTATAAATATGCTATGCGTATAGATGAGGATTGCTATATGCATAATAAAATAAATTATTTTGATTTATTACACAATACAAATCAAAAGCTTATATCTGGTTGGTTTTTTACCGATGGCGCACAGGCTGTATTAGGTATGAAAGAGTTTTCCAAAAAATTTATACAAGAAAATAATGTGAAAAATGGAGTACTACATAAGCAAACAATGGGTCCTTATACGAATGTATTGTTACTTGATGTTGAACATTTTTCAGAGAATGAACTTGTTCGTAAATATATGAATGAAGTGAGAGAAAATAACTTTATTATTAAATATCGGTGGGGCGATTTACCATTATGGGGGCAAATTTGTTTTATATTTTTAGACAGAAATCAATATAATCTTAACAATAAAGCGATTCAATATTTTCATGGCTCACATTCACAAAAAGTAAATATATAAATTATTTTTTCTTATTGTGTTTTTTTCCTTTTGTTTTTCTCTTAACTTTACGTGTCTTATTTTTTGTATTACGCTTTTTTTTACTCCTTTTACGTGACCTTTTTTGTTTTCCTCCGACTTTCATATCTTTTTCTTGTTTCACTTCTTCCTGTTCTTGTTTCTCTTCTTCCTGTTCCTGTTCCTGTTCCTGTTTCTGTTCTTCCTGTTTCTGTTCTTCTTGTTCCTGTTCTTCTTGTTCTTGTTCCTGTTCTTCTTGTTTCTGTTGTTCCTGTTCTTCTTGTTTCTTTACTATTTCATCATTATTTATAGGATTTTCTTCTAATACCTGTGTATTATTTTCTTTATCATGGGGGTCCTCTTCATTATCAGAAGAGTCTAATAAATGTACTGTACTTAGTAATATCGCACTTATTCCAATAAAACCATACGTTACTAATGGAACACCACCTATTGTATAGGATGTTGCTTTCTCCGCAACATTTCGAGGAGAGATCATTTCAAAGAAATTACTAAAATCAAATGATATCATTTTATATTATATAGATAAATTTATAATACTATTATTACTAAAAATAATATTATAAAGCCTTTAAAGAGAGTCGAACTCTTGACCTTGTGCTTACAAGGCACACGCTCTAACCATCTGAGCTATAAAGGCGAGTCAAATGGGGTGCTGTCTTTGTGGTTAATTATTTATACGCAGAACAAAAACATTAGACATATTATATATATATAATTTCTTTAAATAGTTTTTTTAGATTATCTTTTTTTCCAACTATAAAATATAGAATCGATTTATGCTAAAGTATATCAATATTCCAGTATTTTTAGTAAGTTTTGCTTTGGGGGTTTTTGCCGTATATGTTACTGCTTCTGACAAAAAGAAAATTGTCGTATATCCTACTCCTGATAATGTATCTCATATACAATATAAAGATCAAGCCGGAAACTGTTTCCAGTTTAAAGAATCGAAGACAAAATGCTCGAAAGATTCGAAAAAAACGCCATTTCAAATAGCAACCAATGTTTTCTCAGGCTAAGATATACAATAGATGAATATACAAAGATTGTTAAATAGCCCAATGGGACGTATTATCATTTCTATTTTATTAGGTTTAGGATTTGCTACTTTGTTTCGGAAAGTTTGTGCGGATGGATCTTGTTTACAATTTGACGGTCCGGTAATTAGTGAGGTAGATGGTCAAACATATGAGTTCGGAGAATATTGTTATAAATATGAATTACAACCTCGTGTTTGCGACAATAAACGAAAAACAGTTGAAATGAGAGAATCTGAATCTGAATCTAAATCTGAATCTTCATCATGGATACCTTTTAGCCAAAATAAATAATCATAAAAATCACATATTTAGGAAGTTTTATGGATGCGTTCTTTCATACATCTTTAGATATATTACGACATATATAAAGATGGCAGATACAACTACTCGTATAATGGATTTACCAGAAAATGTAACTATACAAATGAATACTCATTCAGAACGAGGAAATGGAATTAATACTTCTTATTCTCCTATAGACGTACACCCAAACCCTTATGGTCATCCTCCTCCGTCCGTCCCTTCTTTACCTACTCCTTCATCAAATCCGCCACAACGGACTATGCAAGATTCAATACCCCAGGTACAACAACGTTTACCTTCCCGTGATATTCCTATAGATCAAAATCAGTTTACCCAAGATCCACAAATTCAGGCGAATTATGTACCTCCTGTATCTGAACCAGTTAAACGAACCACTGAATATATGAGACAATACGATGAAATCAATGAACGAAAAATAGCACAACATCAAACAGATAAAGATAAGAAATCACGTATGGATTTGTTATATGAAGAAGGCCAAATCCCAATTTTAGTTGCGGTGTTGTTTTTCATATTTCATATGCCAGTTGTGTTGAACTTTCTGTACAAAACATTTTCTTTCTTAAAGCTTCATGATCTCGATGGTCATTTCAATATGTATGGCTTAATCGCACAAAGTGCTTTTTTTGGAGGATTATTTTATGGTATGACAAAGACGATTCATACATTGTCAGAATTGTAATTTTTTTAAATTTAGATTTTTTGGGGCTTCTTTCGACCCATCGTATCTATTACCTTTAATAAAAACTAAATCATAATCGTTCCATAAATTGTTTCTGTTTTCTTTCGAGAAAATATCATGGATGTACATGATTTTACGATTATTATTTTTGAAAGTAAAATCAATGTTTTTGTATGGTTTAAATAAACATCCGATATTCCACCCATTTTCTATAATTTTCCTGGACATTGGTACTTCTCGTTTCCATATAGCATCATGAAATACTTTTTCATGGTTTTTTGAAAATATATTTTTTTCAACCAAAAATTGTAAGGTATTTATATCCATCGCAAAAATATAGCTTTGTACATGTGACCACTTCATTGGATTAACTATCGCATTTATTGTGGATCCGAATAATTTTACATCAGAATTTAATCCATTTATGTATATATTTGTCCAATTCTCATTGAAATATGAAGGTATAAATGGCCCTATTACAGATGAATTTACAAAAATAAAGTAATCATAATACGATGTTTCATGGTATTTATTATCGAGTATACAATCACTCCATCCTCCAAAATCAAAACCAATGTTTTCTCTTTTTATAACTTTCACAAAAGTAGGCAATAGATGTTCAAATTTTATGTTCAAATTGTTACATATAACAATAAAATCAGTAGTTTCGTGATAAAAAATGGCGTTCTTAAAAAAATGTTCAACTCTATAATTCATTTCATGAAATATGTACAATACTAATGTATAAGGCATCTATTATAATAGTATAATAGTATAATAGTATAAATATTTAACTAAATAGATTTAAACATATTTCTTCGTATTATATAATCAATATCATGCCATATTATGCTGTAGCAAGTGGGCATACCACTGGAATATTCAATACGTGGGCAGAATGTGCTATATCCGTGAAAGGATTTTCCGGAGCAAAATATAAAAAATTCGAAAACAAAGCCGATGCTGAAACTTTTGTAGAAGAAGGAAAATCGACTATTGTACATACAAAAAAAGAACTCGAATACATTGACTATTATGTATATACAGACGGTGCTTGTTCCAACAATGGAAAGGAAAATGCCAATGCTGGGATAGGTATTTTTTTTGGTGCCGATGATTCTCGTAATGTTTCTTTGAAAATCGAAGGAAAACAAACAAATAATACTGCCGAATTAACTGCGATTTTACAAACATATCCGATTATTGAACAAGACATCAGAACTCATAAACATATTGCCATAGTAACAGATTCTGAATATGCGATGAAATGCGTCAGTTCATATGGTAAAAAATGTGAATCGGAAAATTGGTCCAAAGATATACCCAATAAAGAATTGGTAAAACAAGTATATAACACCTATAAAGATATACCTAATATATGCTTTATTTATGTGAAAGCTCATACTGGTAAAGACGATGTCCACTCTATTGGTAACGAAGGAGCCGATGGCTTGGCAAACCAAGCAATCGGCCTGAAATCATGTCCGTACTCTAGCAATACAAATCCAAAGATATATTTGAAAGTAGATTTTAGTCAGAAAGAACATGCTAAAGTACTTGGTGGAAAATGGGATCCTTCTGTAAAAAAATGGTATATATATGATTCTAATCCTCACAAACAAGATGTTTTGTCTATTTTTACTATAGATTCAGATTAATTTGTTTTATTCATCAATATCATATCAATACCCTTTTCAAATGGAATATCTACTGACCAGCCTAACTTCTTGATTTTATTATTACTTATATAGTACCTTTTATCATTGAATGGTCGATCTTCTATATAACTGATCCATTTATCATAATCTTTTGTTTTTTGAATTTTCTCAATTAATAGTTTAGCAACGTCCAAAACAGAATATTCCATATTTTCATCACATCCGATATTATAAATTTCTCCTATTTCCCCTTTTTCAAGAACTTTTATATAAGCGTTTACTGTATCTGTAACATGTAAAAATGCCCTTACACATGACCCATCTCCTTGTATGGTAACTTTTTTATTATCACATAATTGTTCAATAAATCGTGGTATCAGTTTTTCTGGATATTGATTAGAACCATAAACATTGTTTCCTCTTGTTATAATAATTGGCATTTGATAAGAATGTTGATAAGACTGCGCAATTAATTCCGCTCCCGCTTTGGTCGCTGCGTATGGATTTGTTGGGCATAATATACTTTGCTCCGTTTTATGTGTTTCGTGTGCGTCCAATAAAGATTCCCCATATACTTCATCCGTAGATACATGGACAAATTTAGAAATTTTCCCGTAATTACGACTACATTCTAACAAAACATGTGTGCCTACAATATTATCACTCGTATATTGTAATGATTCTTGGAATGAATTCTGAACATGACTTTGTGCGGCAAAATGAATAATGTGTGTTATCTGATATTGTACTAGAATATTACGGACAAGTTCACTATTGGAACAATTTCCGTGAACGAACATGTATTTTTCGTTTTCTCGTATTTCTTTTTTTACGTTTTCTTCATTGGCGCAATAATATTTTGCGTCTAAATTTACCAATAAACTGGTATTGTTAAAATAAGAGTTTACAAAATGACTTCCTATGAAACCATATCCACCGGTTACTAAAAGTCGCATTCGTTTTATATTTATTTTAAAAAAGTAAATATATATTGTTTTTTTCTTTCATTATTTATAGCATATTTTCGACAAATTGTTCTAAAGCATATGTTGTAATTTTAGCGTCAAAATCAACTACATTGTCTCCTTGTCTCATTTTTATAGATGGGAATCCGTCAATCTTATATTTATCGCCAATTGATTTTGCTTCCATATAGTCTTTGTATTTTGGATCATTTTCGTCTTCTATTTCTGTCATATTGAATGTTTTACAAACGACGATTTTCCCATTTACTTTTTTATTATGATATCCTTTTACAAAATCTTCCCATGGTGTTTTAGCATTTCTACAATGAGGACACCAGTCTACTGTAAAAAACATAATTTGTACACTATCAGAACTACTCGCATTGGGAATATCTGATAATTTTTTGAATTTCATGGTTTTCGCATAACTTTTATTGTATACATAATATGCGCCAATGCTAAGTAATATAACAAGGACAAATATCCACATGTATATCTTTTTCGGATTCCAAAATTCAAGAAATAGTTTGGTGATCGATGCCATCTATATATACAATCATTGGAAAAATATCTTTTTGTAGTGAACGGATAAAATAAATAATTGACAAACCAGAAGATAAAAATAAAATGAATAAATATAGAAATGGCACTTTTCTTACAACTAGGAGATATTATACGAATTATTGCTCCTTCTAATAAAGAATTTGATGGACATACCTACTATATACACTATTATGACCCCAATGAGTTAATGGAAATTATCCATATATCATCTTTACTTGTTCATACAATTCCTCTAAAGGATGGAAAAATTTTAGATCATTCTATTGAAAAGATCGTATTACTAAATAGAAGTGTTCAGAAAGGATTTGCCAGACAGAATGGTCTTCTTCCAAATACATGGGTTGATCTTGAATTTAGGGGAGATGTTCGAAGTGTGATTATTGCCCAGATTACACATTTAGAAGAAGATATGATTGAATTGATGACCTTTCCTGAAAAAGATATATTATATATTGATTTTGCCTATAAAGGTATTCCTAAAAATATTCCTTTCAAACATATTTGTATTTGTAATAGGCCTGCCAATTTTGAAGATTTTACTGTACCAAAATCGTCAGACGAATCTATAGATACAGAGATCATTGAAGAAGCAAGAACAGAATATAATGCGGATGGTGAACTTATCATAGATTTGCCAGCAAATGTAGATATTGAACAAAATTACCGAGTCAAACTACATGATGAATACTCTCTCACTCAAAAAGAAACACCTGAACAAGAAAGTATTTCCGAACAAAACGAAGAATATGAAACTATTCATTATGGCATTGACGCTCAAATGAACTTTTTGTTAGACGATTTCTTATCAATATTACCGGATAACAAACGTACAAAACAAGCAATGAGAGATATTTATATTCATTTAAATCGTTTTAAAGAACTTCGTGACATATATTCTACTAGAAACGAGTATGGGGAGATTAATGGTTTTATTAAACACGACCCTAAATATTTCAAACCACTTGTAAATAATTTATACGAAATGAAAAATATTCCTAAATGGATCATTCCAGTAGCAAATGTTCAACAACATATATATTTAGAAGATGTTGATACTGTAGATCCGCACTATGATACTTTATTATTTAACATTAACGACTCTATTTATGAAGAAGAACGTATAAAAAAAACTATGTTTTTTGAAAACCCAGGAACAAGTGAATCTGTAAAATATGAATCGTTATATAGTTCATTGAATCAAAACATCTATACTCCTCAATCTATCTTGATAAATCCAGTGATCCATCCTGTTGGACATGATTTAGATATCTGTACAGATATAGATTTATTTCTAGGAACGAATGGAACCAACGAATCTAGCTCTATGAAAAGAGATAAAAGTGAAAAGGATTCAGGAAGTTACTTTATTCGTAACTTATTCAAAGTTAGACGATTTGAATCCCCTGTATATTATTCTAAATATATCCGTAAAAATTACAATGAACTTCATGTTCTTATGAAAAGTGACCGTGTTCATGTTCAGTCTATTATTTACTTACCGGAAGTACAACTCCAAAATACACAACATCTATATGGCAATATATTAAGCCAAACGAAGTATTCTTCTCCTTATTTGTTTGATTTAATGAAAAATACTCCAGTTACAAATATGGAAGTAAATATTGAAAAGTCAGACAATTCTATATTGCCATTTGAGAGTAGTATAGTTGATATCAAAATGACTCCTACTGAAAATCCTATTCATGACATTCAACTAAAAAATCCATCATATCATGCGTTCTTACAGACATTAGTTCCTAATATTTTTTCTTTGATTGAACACTATTATGCGAAAAATGCGAATAAATACAATAGTCTCGATTATTTGAAATCATTTTCACCATATGATATTGATATGAATTCTCTTAGTTATCGTTCGTTTGAAAGTATTCGTCGTCATTTATATAAAAATATACAAAATTACTATTCAAATTATGAACAATCTAGAGAAGGGTTTATTCAATATCTGTTAGCAAAATATAATATTCCAAAATCTATCAAATCGGAATTATACATCCCATTATTGGATAGAATCTTCTTGGAAAATTCCGTACAAAAAAATGAATTTCGTTCTCTTTGTCATTTGACAGGTGTATCAGAACGAGAGCATTTACGTTCTATTATGGACATTAACAATGGAAAAAGCTTGTTTTCATGGATTTTATTGTCTAATTTAGAATTGATTTCTCCAACGAATCTTATAGCTCCTTTTTCAGATACACAAAAATTCAATAATATTCAACATAAGATTATTACGAAAAAATATTCATCTTTGAGAGAAATGCAGGAAGACAATGACAAACGGGATGTCCGGTATGATGAACATTATGACTATAATCATTACGATATATTGAACAAATACAAAAAAGAAATGACTCAATACCCTCCTGAACAATTTCTAGACTTTTTATCGGAAACTCTAGCTAAAGAATATGGTTGTTCATTAGATAATGTAAGAAATATGGCGGAAGAATTAGTACAAGGTTTTAAATTAGTACAAGAAAATGACTATGCTATATTGGAAATAACACCTCATTTACCAGAAGGTGTTGAAGAATTTAATTTGACAAAAAAAGACAAAGATAATATAAAGATAGAAGCATCTGTTCGAAAAATAGAAAAATATTTTAAACGTATTAATAATGTATGGGTATATGATCCAGATGTAGACGAAGAATCTTTTCATGATCCAAAAGAACTGCTTTGTTTATTGAAAAACGATGTATCAAAAGAAACCGCTCAAAATGCTTTCAAGAACCCTTATGGGAATAGTATGGAAGAAATTCAAAAAAATATAAAAGATTTAATTATAAAATATAAACAAGAAACAGAAATAATAGTAGTACAAAAGAAAAGGAAGCTTTTGGAACATGACAAGTACTTCTCCAAATTGGGCAATATGGCCTATATATCCGAAAATATTGTGTCTCCTAATAAGAAAATTTTAGATGATTTAACCCATAAAAGTATCGGGTTTGAAAACCAGCAAGAAAATATCATATGGTTTGTAGAATTGTATTGTAGAGATGCGTATTCTGAAGAAGACGAGAACTGGAAATACTGTAAAGAAAGTGAATCTTCTGTACAACTTATACCAAACGCATTATATGAACTTGCTCTTGGATTTCAACGAAATGAATATTCAAAGACTTTCTCTCATTTAGTGAAGAATAAAAAGATAAAATATGAAGACGGGCGTTTTATTGTAGTTCACGGTGGATCTATTTTAGAAGATATTGAATTTTCTGAACAAGGTACTGAACTATACGAGAATTTAGATGAACAGGATACATGGGATACCGAAGAAGACACACTAGATACGAATTATAGTGTAGATATGAAACAAGGTAAACGACTATATAGGGATAAGAAACTTCGTTCCATATACAATGTTATGAGCGGAATTTGTAAAATGATGTATGTTCCATTTGATAGAATTGAGACAAATTCAATGAATATCAGCACAATTTTTTTAACAAAAAAAAATATTTTCATGGGAGAAGCAAAATATGATAAGGCAATGAAGAAAATACATAAAGATGCGAAATACCCATCTTATGAAATATTTCAAAATTCAAAACTTTTGGATATAGCGACATGTAGTGTATTGATTTCTGTACAATGTGTCATGCCTTCATTGAAATATAGTAGAAGTGTAGGTGATTGTATTAAAGTATTGGATGGATACCCATTAAATATGAATAGTGGACAAGAAGGGACTATAGAATATTTCGGATGTATTTTACGGAAAATGCACGGAGATCGAAAATCTATGCCCTGGAATACTATTTCCAAATCGAAAGGCGATATGGAAAAACGCCTGAAAGACATGATTGTACAATTTTTAAAACATGATGAAATAGAAGAATTATTGAGAGAAAAACGACAATACTTAGAATCAGAAAAGAATGAAATACCAGAAGATATTCATATAGTCAATACATGGGAACGATTTTTACCACCTTTGAAATCATCCGGTATATTAGATGGTAAAGCACCTTTAAGAAATGTAGAAAAATCTGCGCATGAAATGTTGAAAAAAACCTTGGACAGTGGGTCTCATGATCAATGGATATATCTAGGTATGTATTTCGGAAAAATATTAAACTTTAGTATCGCTTTCACTGAAATTATAAATAAAATCGTCCAGGAAAAGGGATCATTACTAAAATCCGGAAATACACGTGCTTGGTTAGAAAATGCTTGTTGTAATGATTCAAATGCTATACAAAATCCGAGTCAATATTTCGCACAACAACATGAATCTATAACCGAATATAAAAAAGTTGTTCTAAATTTAGAGACCGCTATAGAAAAGGTCAGATTGTACGTTAAACCCTCTATATTACACAAAAAGAATCCAGATAGAGTTCCGAATCAATTAATTCAGACGTTTTCCTTACAGAATATTTCAGAAGAACTTATGTATAGAACATTTATTCACTATTGTCATTTAGATTCGGTAACTAAACCTATACCGATTCACTTTGAAAAATTTATTCAAAAGAAATTAGAGGAATACAATTCAAAAGGATCCATTGAAGAAAAAATAGATTTTCTGAAAAGCAAACAGAAAATAATGAACGCTACCAGTTTTAGTAGTTTATTGACTACATCTTTCCGAAACAATTCATATGTGATCGTCCCAAAAATAGTATTATCTTATCATGAAAAGGTTGTTAGCTTATTGAATACAATTGAGAGTACAATCCCATCTGATATTATATCTCAGTTTAAATATCATTTTGACTTATATATTAACAGAGAATCAAATACAATTCCATCTGAAAATGAAGCAAACAATCAAGAGCAACATAAAACCAAATTATTAGATAACTTAGAAAATTTTGTTATTCAAGAATCTGAAAATATGGAAAATAAAATTAGAGAATTTTTAAGAAGTTCAGGTATGGGAATAAATCCAATTGAGACACTTATTCATAATATGAAGATTGATAAAGATACTACCGATCATACTACTATGGGCAATTTTGTAAAAAATCATTTATATTATATCTGTATTATAGTACCGAATTATATCATCAATAATCATAAGTTAGCACGTATGTATACACGTACTATTTTACTTGATGAAGACGTACCAAGAGTTGGCGGACATATTCGAAAAAAGTTTGATTATTTGAACGATTTTGTAAATGACAATGTAATAAAACCATTATTAAAAATTGCTATACCAAAATTACAGGAGTATTATAGATTTTATACTCAACATTCTGGATTCTTCCCATCTGATCGTGTTAGTCTCCATAAAAGGTTTGCTCATTTTTCTCTCATTTTCGTTTATTATTATTTGATTAGTGTTACAGAAGATAAAGATACATTACAGATTATATTCAAACATATTCAAACAATAGAAGCAGAACATGAACTTGAAGAACTAGATGATGATGTAGAAGAAATCGAATTACAAGCTGCGGAAACACATGAAATACAAAAACAACTACAAAAATTTCTGAAAAAATTGTTTGATACAGAAGAAATATTCAACCGAGAGAAGAAGTCATTGCTTACATCGTATGAAATCAATCGTCAAAACGAAGATCGTCTGAAAGAAATGGAAAAGGTTAAAATCATGAGTCGATTTGATCCAAAGAATGAACCAGAGCATAGAACTCGACGTGCTGAAAAAGATATGAAGAAATATCATTTAGGAAAATATTATATCAACCAAAATGTAATTAAAAATTATGGTAAAAAACGAGACGAAATGTTGGATACGGATGATGTACATGAAGAAGACTTTTTATTGATGGAGAAACAAAGAGATCAGCCGATTGAAGAACAAGAATATTTAGAAGAATTGAACGATATTTTCGGAGAAGATTCAGATATGGATATCCCTGAAGAAGAACCTTTAGAAGAAACTGAAGATTTATTGGATGAAGAAGAACATATCGCATTTCTACGACCGAGAGAAGATGATGACAACTACGATATAGCAGAATATGAAGGAAACGCATAATTATCCTAGATACAAAACATTTAGGAAATATATAGAAAACATATAAAGAAGCATGGTAGATTTTTCAAGAAAGTTATTGCGCATATATAAAGTTCATTTTTCTGTATTACTTTTTCTAATATTATTCGGTGCCTTTCATATGATAAAACCAAGCTTTGCTTACCTACCAAATGGGTCATATCGACCATTTGGTGTAGGTTATAAACACAAAACAGTTGTACCAGTATGGTTAGTTGCTATATTATTGGCAGTACTATCTTATATTGCGGTACTATTTGTGTTGTCTCAAACTTAACATTATATTTCATATTTATAGTAATATGAATTATAATAATTATATAGCACCATCTTTAATAGATAACAATACAGGAAATTACATTTATGATACTCTTCATCGTTGTCATGAAAATAGAGTAAAATTGTACTCTTATTTTTTCAATGGAATGATTATTTGTTTTTTTTTCATTTTAGGAGGAATTACTTTATATTTATGTTTTTGTCGTAAATTGACTGATTCTGAAAAACAAGAGAAAATGGTAAATGATCAAAAAATGATTCTAGAGAAAATAAAAGCATTGAGAGAGCAAAAGCAAACCTACTATAACCCAGAAACATTTACAAATTTGCCACTAATACACTGAGAGTTATCTCATGATGTTGTATAGAGAATAATACATGAAAGTTATGATAGATAAAGAAAAAATGAGAGAAGAAGCTTTAGAGAAAAATGATGCACAAGAAATTTATGAAGAAGCTTTAGGAAAAATATCGAAGAAAAGTCGAGAAATATCGATTTCACTTTCAATGAATGGATCTTTGAATTTAGGTATTTTAGCAGAAAAAGGATATACCAAAGTAAAAACTCTCATATTTGGATCAAATTCTATTACAGATTTGAAAAATATTCCAGATGGAATCGAAAGAATTCATTGTTCACATAATCTATTGACAAATCTAAAAAATATACCAGAAACTTTAGTAGAACTAAATTTAAAAAACAATCAGTTACAAACACTCGACTTATCTACCGCAAAACAGTTGAAAAAATTAACAGTATCATATAATCATTTAGAACAATTGGAGTCATTGCCTGAATCTTTAGAAATATTGTATTGTGATCATAATCGTTTAAAAAAATTAGATTTAAAGCGTAATATAAACTTGAAAATATTATATTGTGAAGAAAATCCATCATTGCGTCTTCATAATATACCGGACTCAGTTATTGAATCTGAATATCCTTCACATTTTAAACATAATATATCTTCGGGGGAGAATACGCATACTTCTAAATATCATAGTGACGAATATAAGGAAGAATTAAATCAGTACTTTCGATTAAAAAATGATTATGAAGAAAAATTAAGAAATTTGAGACAAACTAAAAATAAAAAAAATAAAAGAAGTGAAATAATTCTCCCTAAATGTATTGGATGTGAAAAAAATGTGGGTATGGAATTTTCAAATAAAAACCGGAAATATCAGGCGAGATGTGGTGGTAATCCGCCATGTGACTGGAGTTTGGTTGTAAATAGAGGTCAGTTTATAAACAGAGAAGATGTAATAGAAGCATATCGTGCGGATGTAGAAGATATGAAAGAAAAAGTTATTCAACAAAAAATGATCAGTTTATATCGTCATATGCCAGATGATAAATCGTCTGAAATGTTTGAAAACCAAATGAAGGCATATACGTCTGCGAATGAGTATTTAAACACCTTGATAGAAACTCATAAAGAATATTTTGAAAACGAAGATACATTAAAATTAATAGATGATAAGCGGCTCGAAATAAATATAGCACTTCAAACAGTGAAAGACGAATTGAAAAATCAAAATATTAGAGAAGCGGTAGAGATTCAACAAAGAGTCATACAGCCTTTGTCACAAAGTATTCAACGACTTCAATATGAAGTCATGTATATGATAGTAAATATTAATGATAAACACCCGGAAAAAAACATATCTATTTTATTACAAGAATCTGTTCATCCATATAAATTAGAAATGAATTTGCTAGAATAAAATGAATTATTTAGGAGGAAATAATTTATTTATACGTCACACTTATTGAAATTGGAAACCCCGTCCCATGAAACACCTACGTCATTTGTCCAGTCTCTTTTTTCACATATAGATACGTCATTGAATGATAAATATCCTGTTTGAGGCTGAGTAGTTACTTTATCTGTTCCTATGTTTGCGGTTATTCTAGTATTATCAGGTACATTTGTACCAGTTGATGGTATTTTACAGGCAGATTTATCGTTTATCATAGTAGTTCCCCATCCATCAGGACATGGGGTTGCTTGATTAGGAAATAATTTGTCAGCGTCTTGATTCTGCATCATAATTCCCAAAACAATGAGAATAATAATCATTAATATAAATGCGATTGAAACAACTATTGTGTAAAATGAATCCATGTATATAATTATGTTGCATTTTTTTTCTACAAAATGCCTAAATGATTAATATAATTTTCTAGAGTCACAATATAATGGAAGCATTTAGAGATATAAAAACAGTAGGCGTTGCCTGGAATTCAAAAGATGATACTAGCGGTTGGGGATCCATATTAAATTATAATAATTATAATGGTCGTCTCAATATTGTAGAAGAAGAACAAGATCCTACTATAAAAATGAAAATGGCAGAAAAAATCGGAATTCGTAATAAAGCAACTGAATATAGAGAGGCTTTATCCGGATTACAAGAAGATAATTTTTTAGCAAAAGCGTATTTTTCAGAAGACAATATTCAAATTCTTCAAAATGGACTACGTGCTGGCGTATACGAAGTATCAAATAAAGAAATCATTATACCTCCACAAAACATTGACAATTTGAAGATTGTCATGCGAAGTATTTATCTACAATACGCAAGTCATACTAGTGAAATATCCAATATTACCGCAGAAATCATAAAACTAAATAATTATGTACTAGAGTATTGTATAAAATCAGTCTATAATGAAGCACAAGGATATGCTAAATATTGCCGTGATCAAAGTACATTAGTTATGCCCATGGAAAGACCACAACAAATTGACCGTGATTATAAACATTTAGAAATAAAAACCTTTTTATAATTAATTAAAAATATAGTATAAACATAGAATATTTATAGTATATATTAATTACTAATGGAACTACCAGAAAATTTTATTTCTGTAATGAAAGATTTTACAAGTGATCTAAAAAGTACATTCCCAGAACACGCTCACAAATGGTGGATTTATGGAGAAGAAACGTCAAATGATGGATGGAAAGACTTATTTTCATATTGTCTGAAAATTTATCCTGAACGCTTTTTCGACATATTGTACCAAAATGAGGAAATGTTTAAAGAAGACAGTCAAGATAATGTAGATTTTTTACCTAGAGTTGATTTTAGAAAATTATACTATTGTGAAGGTGTTTCAAGTCAAACCCAACAAACTATATGGAAATATCTACAATTGATATTATTTATGGTTATTGGAAATGTGAAAGATAAAAGTGAATTTGGCAACACCATGAATTTGTTTGAAGGTATAGATGAAACTGAATTACAAGAAAAAATGACAGAAGCGATGTCTGGTTTAGGAGATTTTTTTAAAACATTGGGGAAAACTGAAAATGATGACGAAGATGATGACGATGAGGAACACGATAAAACAGGTGGATTTCAAGAAGCGATGAAAGAAGGAGAAAAAATGATGGATGAAATGTTTAAGCAGTTCGGAACACAAGATATATCTGGAGAAACACATACAGACGAAAAAGGAAATGATATGCCAAACGCAGATGATATTCATTCACATTTGAAGGGTCTTTTTGGAGGGAAATTGGGTCATCTAGCACAAGAGCTTATGGAAGAATTGACCGAAGATGTACAAGAATCTTTAGGACTAAACGCAGAAGATTTAGAAAATTCATCTAATCCAATGGATGTATTAAAAAAACTTATGAGACGACCAGATAAGCTTATGTCACTCGTAAAAAAGATTCAAACAAAGTTCCAAGATAAAATGAATTCAGGAGACTTGTCACAAGAAGATATTATGAAAGAGGCAGGAGATATGTTACGTAAAATGAAAGAAATGGGAGGAAATTCAAAACAAATGAATGAAATGTTCCAGAATATGGCTCAAGGTATGGGTGGCTCAATGGGAAAAGATATGAAAGTAGACATGAATAAGTTAGATCGTATGATGAAAACACAAGATATAAAAGATAGACTTAGAGCACGGGTTGAAAAAAAGAAACAAGATAAATACGTATTGGAACAATCAGAAAAATCGTCCAACTTTGTTTATAGACCTGCGGATGGTGAAAAACAAGAAAAGACTATATTGACTGATGAAGCCATCGCAAAAATAGCGGAAGATATTGGAGATATATTAGGACCCCCCGATGTGCCAAAAAAATCATCAAAAAAAAATAATAAAAAGAAAAAGAAAAGTAATAAGTAATATATATGTTCAAATCAAAATATACATTTGAAGAACGTGAAAAGGAAGCATCTCGTGTATTATCAAAATATCCTGATCGTATTCCTATCATATGTGAAAGAAACAGTCGATCTAGAATGGAAGATATTGATAAAAATAAATATTTAGTACCAAATGATTTAAGTGCTGGACAATTCATTTATGTAATTCGTAAACGATTACGTCTACCAGCAGAAAAAGCAGTGTTTATATTTATCAATGGAACAATCCCACCTACTTCAAGAACACTCTTATCATTGTATCAGGAGCATAATGATAGAGATGGTTTCATGTACATAACATATTGTGAAGAGAATGTATTTGGCAATACCATTTTATGAAGACTATTTTATAGTGTTTGTATATGAATGATACCATATACAAAGATGTTTTAATTCAATGGATTCCACATTATCGCCGTGCTATTCTACAAAAAAAAGATTGGTGGATTTTACCAATAAAGCGTATTACATATGACTCATCTTATTGTGCTCTAATAGTAGATATATGGTTACATGGGGGAGTCCCCTGTGAACCACGATACTGTATTTGTCATTATTTTTCTATAAAAGATAAAGCATCTTTGTGTCGAGATTACTTAGATTTTTATCCTTTTGAAAAAACGCTATTATATCATAATATTTCTTACTAAAAATATATAAATAGTATATTGTATTGCCAATATTATGGAAGATAATAAAGATATAATATCTATTCTGAAAGACATTCAAAATAAAATAAATGTTCTTGAAACAGAGAATAAAGAATTAAAAAGAAAAATTGAACTTTTAGAAAGTATATGGTTATCTAGAGAAAAATATTGAAACCAATAATATAAAATGAATGAAAAAATCGAATCCGAAAAATGTTCGATATGTATGGAGAATATGAAAAATACTGAAAAATACCAAAAGTATACATGTTTACATTTTTATCATAAAAATTGTATAGATTTATGGCAAGGCGCATGTCCAATATGTCGAAATTGTGAACAAATATATACAGAATTTATACATCCAAAGGCGAAAAGTTTTAAGTTAGTTGGAAGGTCTGTACCCATTCAATATTATACCATATATTTGGATAATTGGAAAAGAAAAGAATGTTTGAACAATAACCATTCAATATTCTTTAGGCATCCATACGGCGTAATAGGTGCGTGTGAAACATGTGGTACTATACAAGCATATAATTTGTGTCATTGAATATCTATATTTAGTACTTATGTATAAAAATCATTTTTACTCCATTCTTGGAATAGTCCACCATTCATAATAGAAAAACTATATTTCGTTTTTTCATTTTTATTTTCAAAGTATTCATCTAAACAGATTTGTGCTAATTTCAGTTTGCTTATTTGTGGTATATAATTATTTTCTAGAATTTTTAAATATTTGAAATGTTCTTGATTTCTTTTTAATGTATAATATGACGGTTCGTTGTTGTTTGAAATATTTCTAGTGTCAATTCCATTACTATAAGGTGTTGATATATGCTGATGTAAAATACTTTCAACCCCTGGGGTATACTTTGTAACACGAATTTCTACCATATATTATGAATAATATATAACAATCTATTTATATATTAGTCAATATTTAGAATTTATTTATACCTCTGTGTATTTGTCTTTTTTTATGAAACTCACCACGTTCATATTTTTTTCTTTGTTCATAATACTGCTTTTTTGTATTTTCATCTAGCGTCAATCCTAAATGACGTTCATATTGTTCTGGATTATCGTAAAATAATGTTAAACCTGGTATACCATTTTCATAAGTTAAAAAACGAACCTTGAAAAATAACATTTCTTCAAATGACCCCACCCGATATACTTTCATTTCATCGTCAGAAAATGGATACCCAGATATAGCATTTACAATAGGTGTGTTTATTTGTATCGCAGTATTAAAAATATTGATTTTTTTGAACTTTTTGTCTATTTTTCTTTTTATAGTATACATTGCTGAACGATTTTCTTCCTTTTTCTCTATACGAGAATGTTTTGAATTTTTAGATCTTTGAGAATCTTTAGATTCATCTGAATAAATAGATTCACTATCTAAAGAAATAAGTTGTTCTCTACCAAGACCATTCACTGAATAGTCTACAGATCTATCGTCATCATAGTTCATCATTGTCTTGAGTTAGAAAAAATGTGTGTAAGTGTTTGTTGTTGTTGTTATTAATAATAATAGGCAAGCTGTATTTATATTATTTTCTTAAATATATAATTTTGAATATATAAAGTAAATTATTATAATAATACTATATATATATAATTACATGGAAAGTATACATAAACAAGCAATAATACTTTTAGAGGAAATAGAGAAATCAAAAAAAAACTCAACTACTGAGTCAAATACTGAACAAAATGATTCTGATGATTACTCATTTACAGAAGAGATTAATAACAATTATAGCTATAATGGAGATGAGTCTGAATCAATGTCATCTAATAATACATCCAGTTATTCTAGCGATGAAGAAAGCAATACATTTGAAGGATCGGACTCATATGATATAGACGAGTCTAGTGATGATCAGGAAATTGTCTCTGACAATGAGAAAGAATATGTAGAATCAACCGATAGTAGTGCTGTAGAAAGTGAAAGTGAAAGTGAAAGTGAAAGTGAAAGACAATTATCGTCTGAAACATCGGATAGTAGTCAAATATCTAACAACATAAATATTAAAAAAATACCATCACGCTCACAACCCATAAAACATTTATTTAATGATGTACTATTTTATCATTTGCCTGACTATAAAAATACTTTGAATATAAACGAGAGTACAAATGAAATCATTTTTTCATTACATATATATGTATTGTGTAATAATACTTACGGGGAACCTTACATGATTTGTTTAATGGAATATGACCCTATTGGCAAATTGTATAAAATGCCGACAATTGTTTATGACGTACCATCTTCCACATCTAAAGAAGACCATATGAAAATGATACGAAATAAATCATTCGAATACTTATTTCCTTTGTTCAATTTAGATCCGGATGTCATCGATGAGAATATATTTTCTCATTGTGATCATGCGTTTCAGGGTTATCATTATTCTTCAGATTCTAATAAAGGTATTATAGGACTAAATGTTGATAAATTCTTGTCATATTTGAACGAAAAATCAGACGCTGTCACATTATCACAATACTTTAATAATCTTGAAAATATAAATAGTATTCCTAAGTATAATTGGGTTGGCATATATGAAATTTTAGAATTAAAAAAATCATACACAATCCCTATTGAACCTGATACTATTGAATTATTTAGTAATAATACCTGGATGTATTCTATTGTAAATGATGATAATGAATCTACAGAAATTCCGAAAGTATTGTTTATGACAGATACCACGAAAGAAGAAGAATTTTATTTTTTCACACATGACGTACCTGATAATACGTTTAAAACCCCACGATATATAGTATATCCAAGTGTTAACAGCAAAAAGGATGGAAATGAAATATTTGGGGCATTTCAAATAAATTTATTCAGGGAGCTTTAAACCTAAAATGGGACATTTCAATTCTTCACTTGTATAAGAGGCATAATAATAAAAATTGAAAAAATACAATACGTATATTATATATAAATATTACTATATAGAAAAGATATAATGTTATCGAATCGCTTCATCCCTCAATATTTTCAGAACTTTCAAAAAAAGTTGAGTAAATACTTTCAGTCAAATATTATTTCTTTAGGTAGATGGAATACTGTTTATTGTACAAAATCAATAAACAGAAAAGTAGATTGGGCAAATGAAGATCATTGTGGGCCATGTGGGAGCGCACCATTACAATATGAAAAGAATAATTCAGTGTCAAAAATTAAGTAAATCGTCTATATCATAATCTATCTGCTCTTCAACTTTCATTTGTGTTTTTGTCTTTTTTTCTAAGTAATCTATAATTGTTTCTTTCTGTTTTACTTTTGTCTCATATTGAGTTAACAACATCTTTTGTGTCTTTATGGTTTCTTTCAATTCCATATTTTCCGCATAATAATTTACCGCATTCTCATTTAAATGCTCTATCCATTTTTTATGCCTATTGCTTTTCATATGATTTTTAAAAGTATCTCTTTTTTGAAATACTTTTCCTGGTGTACATGGACAAATCAGCCCATGAGTAATTTGTATCATATTTTGATCAGAATATAATTTCGTATTTGAATCCATTTTTGGGACATATGTCTCAGGTGTTTCTATAATATCCATAACAATACATAAATTAAAAGGAATCTATTTATATATTTGACAGTATAATCATAATCATTTACTTATATTCTTCGTTTTTTGCGATATTATACATAACACGCATTGTTACCGAAATAGAACAACCACTGTGGTTATATCCATAATTTTTATTTATTTCTTCCATTATATTTACTATTTCAGGTTTAGACTCCCACGCAAATCCTTTAGTTGGTTGTACAATATGATTTTTCAAAATTTCCCATGCTTCTAATGTTTGAATCGTATTGTATGCGGATAAGAACATTTCTCTATCATGTGGTGGATGGTTTGAAAATAAACCGGACATCTTCCTATAAACATAATAATTGTCTTTATATTTATTGAATATAGTATTATCAACTTGTTTGGAAGTATAGAATGTTAGCTCCATTAACAATACCGCTGTCATTCACTGTAAAATCATTATTTATTACTTTAAACGTACATTGTGAAATATCACTTACGGAATTCATAGTAAAATCAATAGTTTCGTCGAATTCCGTAATAAAACTTCCAGTATATTTAGTAGATGAATGGTTCAATTTTGTTGAGGTAATAAATGGATTTATAGTGTTACCAAAATCTAATTCAAATAAAACAGATGTTCCATCATTAGGTGCGTTAATAGGATCCATTTTTATTCGATAATTATTTTGTGTTGTAAATGCGTTTGATACAGTTGTACCTGTATTATCTGCGAAACTACCAGTGTCATCCTTGATTTTGAAGAATATATTATATTGCGGTGCTACGCTGGTATCTATGATAGTTATATTTCTACTAATATTATTTAAATTGATAATTCCATTTGTTGTTACACGTGTACCTGTCAAACTAAATGTAAAAATATCAAGTCCTTCTGTATTTGTATCAGATTTTATGGATATTGTTTTTGTGTATGTTCGAGGAGAACCAGGATTATAGCTAAATTCAGTGGTCATATCACCAATTAAAGGAATTCCATTAACCATATCTGAGTTATCTATGCCAGTAATTATATAATCTATGTTAACACTATCATTTGTTATTAGTGTAATTATAAAATCCTCTCCTTCGTTTACTTGTGCTTTATTAAAAGACAAGTTATAAAATAAAGATACACTTGTATCGTTGATTGCTATATCAATGAATGACGAATAGTCTCCTAGTTTCATTTTGAATCTTTTTTCACCGTCTGTTATTTCATCTTCTTTTAGTTTAAATATTTCGGTTGTTCCACTAGTATCTTGTATGTGTATATTTCCAGTGAGAATTCCACTAATATCTTGTTCAAATAAGTCTTCAATAGTATATGGTACAATTTTACCTGATAGTGTTGGTGCGATAATTTTTATTCTGAATTCATCACCTTCATCAAAACCATCGGTTTCTATATTACTAAGTATACTATCATTCTGATCTAGAATTTCATATTTTACAATTGAATTGGTTGGATCATTCGGATCGGTTATATTTACATTCAATACATTTATAGATTCACTAATTATTTGTGGCAATGAATGAGTCGATGTCAATGAATCATTTGATAAATCTATTGTCATTATGAATAATTCATCATCGATATTGACGTCATGTAATATCGTAAACTTCTTATAAAGTGTCTTTGAATCCGCATCTATGTAAAATATTCCTGATATATCTGCGCCTGATATATCATCGCTTACTGTTCCTGATATATCATATATATAATCGTTTTGAACATTTAGATTGTCAATGTATATAGGCGTCTTTAATTTCACATAAAAAGATTCACCTTCTTTAATTTCTGTAATATCACTCTCAAAATTATGAATGACATTCGATATATCACCTTCTACGTATTGATGAAATGTAATTTTATAGTAATCGTTTAGAATGATTCGTTTATTCTTATTAATTTTTGTCTTAAAATCTGTTTGAATGAACAATTCTTTATTGAATGCGTCCGTTAAAATTTCATATTGGAATATATCGCTTATATTATAAGGATTGTTATAATTACTAAAAGAAATATCGTTTATGAGTAGGCCATTAATTTCAGTACTTGTTACACCATTTATAGTATAAGACAAATCTGATCTATTATAAATATCAGGATCGAAAGTTTTAAACTGAATGCTAAATGTATTGTTATTTTGAGACAAATCCCATTTATTCGCTATATCTAAATATGTAGTATTTGCGGATATATCAATAAATGTTGCGGGACGTATGACAAACGTGTCTGATAGATTTAATGAAGGAATTGTTATATGTGTTGTTTGTTCATAGTCTATTGTATCTCCAAAGCTAATATCAACATTTTTATTTATAGTACCCGGTGGAAGATCAACTGTATAATCATTATACCCAATTACAGGTATACCGGTTAAGTCATATGAAAAAGAAATATCTTGTACTGCGTCACCTATCAGATTAACTGTAAATGTTTGTATCGCTCCGGAAATGTCACCAGATATATCAATATATGGATTACCTTTACTTTTCATTGTATATACTGTTTTAGTTTCAGGGAGGGTTATAGTGATTTCTTCTTCACTTCTATTAAATCTGTTCAATGTAAAACTCTCAAATGAAACAGTAATTATATTTTGAATTGCTCCTGTAAATTCAAAACTACCATTCTTTATACTAGAAATGTTCGATTTTTCTGAATCAAGATAATCAGGTATTTCTGTAATTTCATAAGACACATCTGATATATTAGATCCAAACGGTATTTCAAGAACTATATCATACGCCCCACTTATATCATATTGGTCATATAATTTGAAATAGTCATAAAAAAGTGTATATACTTGTTGATCATTAAACGAAATATCATATAACTTAATACTTCCCACGTTGGTTGCGCTGATATCCATAACACCAATTGTTCCTATATCGTTATTATCAATATCTTGATAGTAGAATCCATTCAAGTATTGTTTGAATTTATTTTGTACTGGATATTTTATAAGGAAAACATGATTATAAGAAGCGTCTTTTTGAGACAAATCATTATTACATATATCAATTGTTGAATTAGATAAATCTAAAATAAAACTAGCCTCATTATTAAGTAACCAGAATGAAATACTTTCAAATGATATATCAGTAATAGTTTCATTTTGACTATAAATCGTTTTATTCAAAGTATAGTCTTCACTTTTCCCATGTAAATATAGCACTATATCTTTAGGATTACCGATATTCGCTGAGTATTCAGATATGATATTATGTGAAAAATCAAACATATTTCCTAATGAATCAAATTTGTTAAATGGTGATTGTAATTCTTCTGTATATAGCTGTAATATACTCTCATTTTCTAATTTATAATCATATATATTAAACGATTGTATAATTACTCTAGGAGAATCTTCATTACCAAAATACATGATGTCGTCTTTACTTACACTGATAAGCGATTGAGTAGTGGTTTTTATACTATCTTTAAATTGTCCATTTATAAATACTTGTATTGTATTATTATATATCGTAAAGACCGCATGATTCAATGTATGATGATTAAAACTGGAGTCTACTTCAATATAATTACTACTACTCGTTTTATAATTGAGAGAAATAGACTCTTTCAAGCATTTGACATATACACTAGAGTTTGTAGTATAGTTCTGTGGATTAACTCCGCCAATATGAAATAGACTAACTCCTGATGTATCGATAGTATTATCATGTGTATAAAACCAAAACGAAATAGACATATTAGAAGCGAAACGAATTGTATTGTATTGTGAATAATCTTCTACCCATGTATCTTTCCATGTTATAGAAGGATTCGTTTTTAAAGTATTCCAGATATTCTCATATTGACTGAAAATAGCTATTGTATCATTAAAAGTATTGTAAGGTTCAATTTGAACATTTGAAATATAAAGTTCATTTGCCTCATTACTTACTCTAGAAAGATTAAAAATAGTATTTTTATTAGATTCTTCTATAAAAAATTTGAGAGAAGCTTTATTCCAACTAATGTCTTCATTTATAAATGTAACAGTTTCATAAATAGATGAGTTATCTGAGTTTACCAATGATATTTTATATTGTATATTATTTGGTGTATTGTTTAGATTTGCTACATAGTATGTTAATTCGTAGTATCTTCGATACAAATTATATTCAAGATTTTGTGATAGTTTTGCTATTGGATTTGGATTTATCGCATTTGTCATTATAACATGATAGTCAACATTCGAAATATCGAGATAGCGAGAAAAAACAGTATTAGATACATCCTTGTTTTCTACGATATTTACAGATGTACTGTTTTCCCATGACTGTATAGTACCTTTTTTGATGGAACCTGGAAGTTGTAACCTATATATTAGATTATTTACATCATCACTAGTTCTTGTAATACTTCCATTACTAACTTGAGAATCATAATCATCCTGAAATATTTCGTTAATTATTTGAAACTCTTCATTCAATGAAATATCTCTAGAATTTCCGAAAAAGAATTCTTCACTTTGATAAAACCCATTACCATTATCTCCTGTATCATATGTAAAATATATACTATTTGTAGGAGGATTATAATAAGATGTAGGTTTTGGAATATAATAAGTATCTATAACGGCTTTATAAGAATTGTCCGGATTTATAAATGAAATATCTACTAATGTATTTGTACCTACTACAATATCATAAGACGTACCATTACTTAAATCAGTAATATGAATTATATTTTCAGAAATATCGATTGAATTTTGATTACTAATATCAATCGTGGTCAAAATGTTTGTATTTATTATTATTGGATTATCAATTATGGCTATTTCATTTAATGTAGTAATATTGTCATCAAATCCTATATAATTTTCATTATCTCGATAAACACTTTTTAAGGTTATTTTTACTGTTTCATTTGGTAGTAAACCAGTTACTGAATATGAAAGATCGTTTATATCGTTATAAGAAATTTCAATATTCCCATCTCTTTCAATGACATATTCATTGAACCCACCTGAACTTTCAAGTACAATACCCCAATTTATATCAATTTTATTGTTATATATAACAAAATTAGGAATGGGAGGGAATTCTTTTGTCGTAACTGTGATAATATCAGAAACGTATTCATAATCATCTTCCAAAATATTGTAGTAAGATGTTATTTTAAATTGTTGATCATATTGTACATTTTTTATAATTTCTAAAGGAGGAAATGGAGCATTTATATTTTGTTTACTTTGTGGACTAATCCATCTATACACATAAACATCACCTTCCTTAAAGTTGAAATTTAAAGTTGATATTTTTGGAAGTGATGCTGCCATTAATGAAAATCCATTTTTACTAAGATTCATGTAATAACCGAAGTGATGTCCTTTTAATGTATAATCATCTACTAGAAGAGGCAACGCATCCTCTCGATTTGTTATTACATCACCCCTTTGATTAAATGAATTATTTAGAAAATTATCAGATATATCTAATTCATAAATTTTTATTTGTCCATCCTTTGTATTGTGAAGAATTCCATTAGCGTTTGTTCGGTAACTATATGTATATTCTCCTATAGCAACTACTAACTTATTTTCATCTCTGTTTATCGTAGATGATATATTACGAGGATATACTTGGGTAGATGTATTATTTTCACCATATAATTTGCTAGGATGAAATTGGTCATTTTGAATATCATAAACGCTTACACTACCGTTAGAGTACCCATTAGATATATCATAATCATATTTGATAAATGCGTATGAACCGTCATACACATATGAAACTCCATTACCAGATATATCGTTTATAGCAGTTTTATGAATATATTCGAATGTTGTGGCGTTTTGAGAGATATCGTAAAATCTTATAATACATTCTGGATTATTAGAATTTTGCGTTATTAAATCATATGCCACAGCAATATTGTCATAAATGTCAAATGTAAGGTCTTTACGAAGACTTTGTGAATTAGTAGATATAGTAAAAGGTGATTGAAATGAGAGAAAGTAGTCAGTAGATTTGTCAATATTACGGAAAAATACACCATTTTGATAGGAACTTACTGAAAAATCACATACAGCACATATATTACCATCATAGTTTGATAACACATAATCGCTTTTTACATTGATTGTTGATGGTATATTGAAGTGAGTAAAAGATGAATTTTGATAAAAGGTTAAATTTGATATATCAAATATATCGACAGTTTTATTACCATAACCAACAAAAATTCTTTCACCATTATATGAAGAAGATATAGTAGATATATTACTAGTCAATGTAATGGAATCGACATATATAAATAAAGTATTTATTATAGAAGAATCCGTACTATCATTTTCACTAATACGATATAAATCTATCGTTTTAGAATCAGGACAGTAGAAAATAGAATCCCCTTCTCTATTTGTATGAGTATAAAAATATTTCTTACTTTCATTATTATTCAAGGACACTTTGTCTAGATCTCCAAAATTCTGTAGTTTCCATTCACTTCGTTCAGAAGCATTTTCATCTATACGTTCAAGTAAATATCTTTGTTGGTTATTTCCTTTGTCTTCATCAGATTTCACTTGAAATTTATCCCCTGTATCAGTAATTTCATATTCAAACTTAAATTCATTTTTTGTCGTCACATCAATTTCTCTATTGTAAGAAACATCTGAATATACATATTCTAATTTAATTTTATAATTTGTATTATGTATCAATGACTGTATAGAATAATACAGGCCATTAAAAGATACATCATCTATAGTCGTACCTGTACCTGTACCTGTACCTGTACTTACATATATATTTACATTAGAAGGGTCTATATAAGTTCTATTATATGGATCTCCTGTATAGTCAAAATTTTCCCATTTTACGTCGATTCGATCGCCTTTAATATCAACTTGATCGTTGTTATAATTATTATTTATGCCAAATGATTTAGACGGCCCTTTCTGTAATGTTCTTATACTTATTTCATCACTATTGTATCTATTACCCGTTGCGTATTCACTGACAACAATAAAATTGTAGCATGTATCTACTAGTAATTGATTTAATATAGGAATATTCAAATTTGTTTCTGTGGAATTGATGATTATATTATCACTTATAGTGTCCATTATATTTGTATATTTTATTTCATATCTATCGGGTATACTAGGGGAATCACCAAGTGTAGTGAATGATGTAAACGAGATATCTACGGAAGTTCCTGTTGTATTTATAATACTCACAAAAGGAAATCCTTCATATAGTGTTCTTTTATCTACCTGAGATGTATACACCCTATTTGTAGAATTATAAGTATTTTCTATTACTAATCTGTAATTAGTATTTGCTGATAAATTATAGAAATTAAATGATAAGTCGTTGTCTGGTATATTGGCATTATACAAAATATCTTGTATTAAAGTTAAAGTTCCTGCCAAAAATAATTTTCCGTGATAAAAATTAGAAGATGAGTTTGAAAAGCCCGGAGTAGGTTTATCAAATGTAAATTTTAATTCGATTGGACTATTAGAAATGAGTTCTACATTTTGTACATTTCTCTCATTTAATGTTTTTAGTTGTCCAATATCATTTACAATATATTTATTATTACTTGAATATGTTGTTTCAGATGTAATAGAATAGGAAGTATCAACATTGAGATTATCTTTATTGAGTGGTTGAGAAATTGGAATTGAAATTTCTTGAAACGCAAATGTAGTAATAGCACTACCAATTTCATTAAATGATAGTTCAATGTTTGTAATTCGATTATCAATAACTTCAAAGTCTGTGATCCATCCTTCATCAAAAGAATTTATAATTTGTTGGATTTCAAATATATCCCCATTATCATAAAAAGTTCTAATAAACAAAGTTACATTATTGGTATTACTAATAATAACATCTGGTACATTGTATATTTGTGTATTACTATTATGAGAGATATCAAATATGGTTAATGTAGTTGTATCTGAAGTCTCGATTTGATATTTTATCGGCGGTACAAATGGTGATTGGAATTGAACATTTACTGGTATAAGATTACGAACTTCTGTATTATTTATTGTAAATGTGGTATTTGTAGGATGTATAATGTTAATATTTTGAACCGTTTTCGTAGGTTCTGTACGAAATGTTCTCCTAAAATCTAATTCATAACGGACGTTACAATCATAAAATGCGATTATGTTTACTTCATAAATAGTATCAGAGTCTAGATTACAAATAGTGACATTGGTTGTATATGCTGTATGTATTTTTCTAGTATCGTCACTTTGTTTTATTAATATAATATGATAATATTTAGGGGTTCCAATCACACTGAATTGAATTGTTACACAAGATTGTGTTATATTCTGAATTGTAAGCTGTTGAGGCTGTCCTTGGCGTATTGGTTGAAAGTGTTTCACTATACGTTTAATATTTTCACTTTGTAACATTTTTTTAGATTTGTTTGTAGTATTAATAGGTATTGCTGGTTTACATAGATTATTTTTTTTACACATATCTTCTATGTTTTTTTTCCCACCACTATCCGACATATTACTATATACACGAGACTATAAAAAAATATATAAAATTGAAAATACTTTTCCGAATTTTATTTTTATAAATCATTTAAATACAACATCGTTCATTCTAATAATGTCTTCTCTTGCCAAACAATATCAGCGTAAAACCGACAAGGAACATGTATTGGATAACCCCGATACCTATATTGGATCTGTTGAAAAGGTGGATTCTGAACAATGGGTATTCGACACCACTGAAAAGAAAAATGTTCTAAAGTCCATTCAATATATTCCTGGATTGTATAAATTGTTTGATGAAGGAATTGTAAATTGTCGAGATCATGTGATTCGTATGATTCAAAATAATCATCCTAAAAAAAAATTAGTATCTTATATTGATATTTCTATTGATGAAAATTCAGGACAAATTTCGTTGATGAATGATGGTAATGGGATTGACATCGCAAAACACCCCGAAGAAAATTTATGGATTCCTGAAATGATTTTTGGTCATCTAAGAACATCTACAAACTATGATAAAAATGAAAAGAAAATTGTTGGTGGTAAGAATGGATTTGGATTCAAGCTAGTCCTCATATGGTCTACATGGGGATATATTGAAACGGTTGACCACACTCGTGGATTGAAATATTGTCAGACGTTTCATAACAATTTAGAAAAAATCGATCCACCTATTATTACAAAATCTTCTAGTTCAAAACCATATACAAAAGTATCATTCATTCCAGATTTCAAACGTCTTGGTTTGAAAGGATTTAGTAAAGATATGCGAGACTTGATGATCAAACGTGTATATGATATAGGTGCGGTTACCGATCAAAGTCAGAAAAAAATCAAAGTTATTCTGAATGGTGAAACATTACCCGTAAAGAATTTTGTCCAATATATAGATCTTTATATTGGAACAAAAGATGAAAATAAACGTATACACGAAAACGGTAATGAACGCTGGGAGTATGCGGTAGCTCTGAGTCCAAAACATGAGTTCATGCAAGTATCATTTGTAAATGGCATTTCTACTCCTAAAGGTGGAAAACATGTAGACTATATTCTTGGACAAATTGTTCGAAAATTGTGTGCTTATATTGAGAAAAAGAAAAAGATTTCATGTAATCCAGCAACAATAAAAGAACAATTATTGTTGTTTGTGAGATGCGACGTTGAAAATCCTTCTTTCGATAGCCAGACAAAAGACTATATGAATACACCTTCGGCAAAGTTTGGATCACAATGTACGGTAAGTGATTCGTTTATAGAAAAAGTTGCTAAAATGGGTGTCATGGAAATGGCATGTCAATTGACTGAGACAAAAGAAGCCGGTAAGACGAAAAAGAAATTGGATGGATCGAAATCGAAAAATATTCGTGGAATTCCAAACTTTGTAGATGCGAATTTTGCTGGTACAGAGAAATCCAAAGATTGTGTATTGATATTGGCAGAAGGACTTAGTGCGATGTCTGGTATTGTTTCTGGTTTGAAAAGTGATGATCGTAATTATATTGGTATTTACCCGTTGAAGGGAAAAGTATTGAATGTTCGGGGTGCGACTAAAGATCTGAGCGAGAATCGTGAGTTATCTGATCTTATCAAAATTTTAGGACTTCGACTTGGGAATTCATATAAATCAATGGATGAAATTCACAAAAATTTGCGGTATAGTCAGATTATGATAATGTCTGATCAAGATTTAGATGGATCGCACATTAAAGGATTGTGTATCAACTTATTCCATTCTATGTGGCCAAGTCTTGTCGAAGTAGATGGGTTCATTACTTTTATGAATACGCCTATACTAAGAGCAACAAAAAGCAATCAAATATTGCGATTCTATAATGACGGCGAATACGCACAATGGAAAGAATCGTTGCCAAACAAGAATACGAAAGGTTGGAATCTTAAGTATTTTAAAGGTCTTGGTACATCGACCGCAACCGAGTTTAAAGAATATTTCGCAAACAAAAAAGTAGTGGAATTCGTATATGATAAAAATCAAACAAATAATACGGTTGATATGGTATTCAATAAAAAGCGGGCGGAAGATAGAAAACACTGGCTGGAAAAATACGATAAAGATGCTTATTTAGATACAAATCAGAAAAAAGTAAATTATGATAATTTCTTCAATAAAGAGATGATACATTTTAGTGTATATGACTGTGAAAGATCTATTCCAAATATGGTAGATGGACTTAAAACTAGTTTGCGAAAAATTCTTTATTGTGCGTTCAAACGTAAACTCACTCATGAGATCAAAGTCGCACAATTTTCAGGATATGTATCAGAAAACAGTGCTTATCATCATGGAGAAGCAAGTTTGAATGGAGCGATTGTGAATATGGCTCAAACGTTTGTGGGATCAAACAATATGAATTTATTGGTACCAAATGGACAGTTCGGTACTCGTCTAAAAGGTGGAGAAGACAGTGCTTCGGAAAGATATATATTTACACTATTGAATTCTGTTACAAGACATGTATTTCCAGAAGCGGATGATGTAATATTGAATTATATAGATGACGATGGTCAATTAGTAGAGCCAACCTTCTATTGTCCTATTATACCATTCTCATTGGTGAATGGAATAACTGGTATTGGAACAGGATTTTCATGTAATGTGCCTTCTTATAATCCATTGGATTTAATTCAATATCTGAAAGATAAATTAAATGGAGTTGAATCATTTGTGGATTTTATCCCATATTATGAAGGTTTTAAGGGAACTGTAAGTACAATCGAAAAAGAGTCCAAATATTTGATTAAAGGTGTATATGAAGTTATTGACAAAGATAAAATTGTGATTACAGAGTTACCTATTGGTATATGGACAATGAATTATTTGACATACTTGGAAGATTTGATGGATGGAGACAAAAAGAAAAAGACGAGTTCTATAGTAAAAGATTTCACAAATATGTCTACAGAAGTTCATGTTCATATTACGATTCAACTAGAAAAAGGTAAATTGGATGAACTAGAAAGTACAAAAGACGCAAATGGTGTAAATGGTTTGGAAAAAATATTTAAATTGTCAACTACAATAAGTACAACGAATATGAATATGTTCAATGAAAAGAAACAGTTACACAAATATAATAAAGTAGAAGAAATAATAGAAGCTTATTATGATGTACGAATGATGATGTACAAGAAACGCAAAGCCGCACAAGTGAAAGCAATGAAAGAGCGGGTAAAAGAATTGTCTAATCGTGCTCGTTTTATTGCGGAAGTAGTCGCAAATACTATAGACTTGAGAAAATTTGCGGATGATGATGAATTACATAAAGCCCTTCAATCGAAAAATTATGATAAACATATGGATAAATATGACTACTTGACACATATGCCTATTCATAATATGACCAAAGCACGTGTTCAAAAAATAATTAAAGAAAAAGAAGATGTCGTACGAGAATTGGATGTATTGGAAAAGACAGAACTCACTACAATATGGAGACAAGAGTTAGAAAAGTTGTTGGTAGAATATAAGAAATACAAAGATTATAGAGAAAAAATATTATCAGAATCTAAAATAGAAAAAGTGACAAAGACTAGTAAAAAATCTAAGAAATAATTAATACATGAATAAACAAATGTGTATATATGTAAATATAGTGTGTATATTTTTTATTGTATATACTATATCTTACACCATTTTACATTTCAAATGCCGATTTTTCTTAATGACAAAACTATAATATTTCTTGCATTGTAATTTTTACCAATATGTGGTTTAATATTTTTATCAATAATTTCATATTTACCATACCATATGTATTCTGTTTTTTTGCCATTTTTTTTAACTCTATAAAGATATATATTTTGTGTTTTATTTATGTTTAATAATGGTTCATTAAATTTTTTTTCGTTTTCATCTTGGTCTCCATTATGCCCAAATAATGTATATTGTATATTATTTATGTCACTCATATCATCATCGTAATAATAAGTATTGTCTACTGATTTTAGTATTGTAGTCTTTTTTTCTATTCTTGGATTTATCCCAGCACCACTATAAGGTTTACATCCTGTTTTGTTTATTATAAATGTCTCTATCCCATCAGGTCCAGACCATTTTGAAAAAGTAATCGTTGTCATAATTAATATTTTATATTGTTATTATTATCTTTTTTATAAATTAGTTTCAATTTTTTATAAAAAAATCGGCATTTGAAATGTTAAAAGGTGTAAATAAATATCGATAATATGATGAATCAAGAAGTGTGGTGAGATAATAGTTTATAATTTATTCATCATGTACAAGAAGCATATTCATATTTACTGCTTCCATATTAAACTCATTATTATCTGTAAATAAACGATGAATCATTTCATCATTTCGAAATCTTACACTATAATCTTGTTGACTTGAATTACGTCCAATACGTCCCATTGATTGTAATATTTTTTGCGGTGTCATATTTGGCAAGTCCTTTCCTATAAACCCATGACAAAACTGATAATTTGTTCCATAGATAAAATCAGACGATGCCAAAATTAAATATAATTTCTGTTCTTGTGCCAATCGCTTCACAATTTCTTCGTATTCTTTATTATGTTGTTCAATCAAAATACCAATGCCCATTAATACTAATAACTTATAGTCGTTTTGTATATCTAAATTCATAATTTCTTTCACAGTTGCTTCGTCTATATTAGAACTAAATGGTTTTGTGCAATCTTTCACATTTGGTGACCATTTAGTTTTGTGTTCTGGTTTATTGGGTATATATTCTGGCAATAATGATAAATAATACAGTTGTTTCTTTAATTGTTCTATATTTTCTTTCAATACTTGTGTATTTTCATCATTGCCACTTTTTTCATTGGGTTGCTTAGGAGTTTTTTTCTTTTTTAATTCATTTAGATCTTTGTTATTACTATCAGTATTATCTTTCACTTGTAATTTTAATGCTAACTCTTCTTCCATACTTTCAATTGATTCTCGTATTACATTATTTTGTTGAATATTCTCCAATAGCTGTTTCAATATAAAACTAGGGATTTTACTTTGCTGTACATAGAACTTCGCTATATTCAATATATTATCCACCAAATATATTGTTGGTCCATCTGTCAATGTATGTGCGTCTTTTGTAGTAAGTAATACTCCTTCTAATGTATTTTTTATTTTATCTTCAACATGAGATTCACTAAAATTTCTTGTAATCTTATCTCCAACTATATTTTCTTGATTCGGCAAACTTTGAGTTCTATATATACCCGATCCATTTGTTTCTTTATTACTTAGATATTTTCGTTTCTGATTAAATATAGATATGGAAAATATTCGACTCCATTCAATCGAATCCATATGGTATAATATTTCTAAATAATACACTTTCAAAGAATTCATAGTGATTTCTTCAACAGAATCAAAATAATTCTCGATATGAAAATTACTGTCTAAGGATAAATTTTCGTGTACACGCATAATACACTGAACTATTTCATCTAGATCAAAATACCGTAATAATGTTTTGTTTTTTTGACAATATGATATATATTTTTTCATTATATTGTAATCTGTACAATGTGTATGTGGAACAAAACAAGTACCGTTTGTAGTTATCATAGGGATTGATTTCTTACAATCATATGAAGTTATTGTATGAATCATTGCTCCAGGGAAATGAATACAAAAGTCTTGTAATGTTCTATGTATGGATTCTTCTGAAGGTAATGTAGCACATGATAAAATCACATTTGGTATTTCGTTTTTCACCCAATTTCTATGAATGTATTGATGGATATCATGTGTTTCATAATCTAATGTCATTGTTGGTTCATCCCAATACATTATAATATTTTCGGCATTATTGAAAGATATCATATAGTACATGGCAATCAAATACGATTGAACATCACATATCATAATCTCGACTTCAGAGCCATTGCTATTGTCGACTTTTCCTATACCACCAGACCTTTTGTTCTTTTGATAATCGACTGCCGCAAAATAGTGTAATCTTATATCCGACGCTGTTTCGCAACCAAACGCAAAAGCTACTTTCTTATCTATACATATTGCGGATTTCGCAAGAGCTAGACCAATGTGTCTTGCCACACATACAAATATAATTTTATATCCATTTGATAGTCCTATGGGTGTCAAAGTTTTCCCAGTACCGGTCGGCGCAGTATATAATATAAGTTTAGGTGTATCTTTATTCATTTTACATACGGTAAATATTTCTTTTTGATGTGGGTATAATACCATATCTTCATATAGATATAATTTCGGATTTTTTTCGATTATGTTGGAAGCATTTTGTACAATACTCATTTTAGAAATACGACTACGTCCATATTCAATTGTTTGATGAATAAAATCCATTACATATGGGTTATTGTTTTTTATAGTGCTTTTTGTCCATTGAATTAATGTGTATAAATACACATTTCCCTCTGTATTTTTCGAAGAAAGTTTTAGAATCTTTTTACAATAGTTCAAACAAACGAATTCAAATATATTTTCGATATTTGATTGTATTGACTGATCGACATGTTGAACACGAATACTATCGGCGGATTTTAACTTTTTTATTGTTTTTGTTTCTATATTAGAGATTAAATTGTATTTTGTTTGTAAAGGTTCTATGATACTTTTGAAATATTTCAAGTAAATGAAATAGAACATTTCAGTAGAAATAGGCAATTTCGTAAATGTCATCATATTTATTGTATAATTTTGTACAACAGAAGTATTCCCATATCCTTCATGAATTAAATTCATGACACGCTTTTCTTTTTCAGGAAGGGGGACTTCCAATGATTCCCATTCCCTTTTCGATAATTTGCATTGTTTTAAGAAATCCATTTTTTCTTTACAAAGTTGTGTATTGACTTTATAAATAAATGTGTTTGATTTCATTTTCAATTTTATGTTATTTTCTTAAGTACTAAATATGTTCTCTTTCTTTTCCTCTCCTACAAAGAGGCTGAATTTTGAAAATGTTCAATATGCTATTAAAAATATTGAAAAGTATTGTCTCATAAATACTCTTCCTTTCTCGCAACAAAAATGTCTAATAAAACATACTTTAGACGCTGGGCTTGAAGAAAAAACCATAAATGATATGTTACATAACTTTAATGTATCAGAAAAAATTATTATTGTTTATGGAAAGAATTCTGATGATGAATCCGCAATAAATAAATTGAATCAATTGTCTCAATTAGGTGTGAAACATGTTTTCTTGTATAGCGGTGGATTGTTTGAATGGCTTCTCCTACAAGACATATATGGTGATGATAATTTTCCTACTACTGATATAGAATTGGATATACTTCGTTATAAATCTTCCATTTCAAATATTTCATGAAATAATATAAAAATATACATTCTATATTATTTAGGCAAATACATGACAATTCTCAATGAAACTGACCAGTTTTCTTTTTCAACTGATTCCGATCAAATTCCAACTGTGGTACGTGACAAACAAGAAATATTACTAAATGACACAACCGATAGATATGTTATGTTCCCAATACAAGACGATAGCGTATGGAAAATGTATAAGAAACAAGTTGATTGTTTTTGGCGTGTCGAAGAGGTAGATCTATCAAAAGATTTATCAGACTGGGCAAAGCTAACGTCAAATGAACAGTATTTCATATCTATGATATTGGCTTTCTTTGCCGCTAGTGATGGAATAGTATTAGAAAATTTAGGACTACGTTTCATGTCTGAGGTTCAACTAAGTGAAGCTCGAGCTTTTTATGGATTTCAGATTGCTATGGAAAATATTCATTCAGAAATGTATTCTATTTTAATTGATACTTTTATACAGGAAGGTGAAAAAAGAAGTAAATTGTTCAAGGCAATAGACAATTTTCCTTGTATAGCAAAAAAGGCAGATTGGGCAATAAAATGGATACAAGATAAAAACAGTTCATTCGCAACAAGATTGGTTTCATTTGCGTGTGTAGAAGGAATATTTTTTAGTTCTTCGTTTGCCTCTATTTATTGGATTAAGAAAAGGGGATTGATGCCAGGATTGACATTTTCAAACGAATTAATATCTCGAGACGAAGCACTTCATACAGAGTTTGCCATATTATTATATTCTAAATTAAATAACAAATTGAGTCAAGTAGAAATTCATGAAATTATAAAAGAAGCGGTTTCTATTGAAAAGGAATTTATTACAGAAGCATTGCCATGTCGTCTCATAGGAATGAACGCTAAACTTATGACACAATATATTGAATTTGTTGCGGATCGCTTATCTTTACAGTTAGGATATGACAAGATTTTTGGATCGTCTAATCCATTTGATTTTATGGAACTCATATCAATTGATACAAAAGTTAATTTCTTTGAACGAACCAATAGTGCGTATGCTTTAGCGAATAAGGAAGTATATGACGATTGTTTTGAAATGATGGCCGTATTTTAAACCCTTCAATATTTAATAAATACAAAATATTTAGGTAAATATATTTTGTATTTGTGTTTGTGTGTGTATTATAAATTTCATATAGGTATTATATACAATGAGTAAAGAAACAACTTATTTGAAAACGAATAGCGACGAAGATCAATGTTCGGAAGTATTTTTAGACATCGAAAAGGGAGAAACAAAAAAATCAGACTCTCAAAATAAAGAACCAAAAGAACCAAAAGAAGAAGAAAATACTTCATTGTCTATTACAAATGTGTATGATCAAAATGATTCGAAAGAAACAGATCATTTCGCACATAAACTTGCGATGGAATTAGAACATATTAAAAATCAACAGGAAGCTCAAAAACTGAAAAATTCCATAAAACGAAATACTGAAAATGAAGATCATTACTTTAGCAATAGTCCATTAACGATGTCTTTATGTTCTTCTCATTGCCATTCTGATTATGAAGATAGTATTGATGATGGTACAGATGGATCGAAGAAGAACGCTTTTAAAAAATTAACATATGAAGAAGTTGAAAAATCTTTAAATCGTCATTATACACGTGAATCACAAATTTCCAGTGAAATCGATATATTGCTTACCTATCTAAAAGGTCAGAAACATATATTCAAACAATCGAGTCGTATTACAGAACAGAAATTCAATTTCTTAATGTTTCCAGCTATATTTATTACAGGTACAATGACAGTGGTTACCCCATTCGCAACTAGTATAGGGTGGAGTGGTTGGGCAATGTCTATTTTAAATGCGCTTTTAACAGTTATGATTACTATAAATAATTTCATGAAATGGCAAGCTGTAGCAGCAATTTATATGACTATGTCAAATCAATATGATAAGCTAGGTATATCTGTCGAAATGAGTCGTAATCAGTATATGTTCGTGGAAAATTTCGAAGAACGGAACAAGAAAATTTTAGAAAAAATGAGGGATACCGAAAAACGCATTATGGACATACAATACAATTACAATGATATTATTGTACCATATGAAATTCAACTCATGAATCCGGTTATTTCTCATATTAACATTTTCTCTTTTATCAAGAAGATTGAAAATCATAAAAAATCACTCATTGTGAAATATAAGGATATTAAGAATGAAATTAGATATATGATGTATAAATGGGAAAAAGAACAGCAAACATATAGTGAAGTTCATAATTTTGAGAGAAATCCAGACGAGCTGGATAAAATGCATAGAATGCTCAAGACAAAAGAAGAAGTCAAACTATTACTTGTACAAAATAGCTCTAGTGTAGTATATTCATATATTGATAATTTGTTTGTACGTGAAATCCAACATTCAGAACATTATTATACCTATAGAAGTGCTGGTATGTATATTATATTTCGACCGAAACCAATGGAACGTTTTACTTGTGGAAATCCTGTAGTGGATGATTATTTGAATTTTATTTTTACAGATGGAAATGAAATAAAAACTTCTATATTATAATTATAATGCTAAATATATCGGAAAATAAAGAAGAAGAATATGTTGTATTTAAAGAAGATAATTTTGAAAAAAAACCAACAACTATTGTAGTTCCACAATATTATCCTAAAAGTATTTATGTAAATACTACCCAAGAACTCCCTTTTGTTATGAAAGCATTTGTTGGAGGATTATCTATAGTAGGTCTCTACCTTGTTTATAAAATGATGAATACCAAAAAATAATATACCTTATATGAATTATATTATTTTTTTTAAACCCTTGATTAGATTTTCACTTTCTTGAAAATTTCCAAAGCGACTAAACCACCCAAGATTTGTGCGATAATGTATGGGATCAAATCAGTAGTACTAATGCGTCCTTTCGCTGCCATTACCATACTTACTGCTGGATTAATATGGCCACCTGAAATTCGAACTGTCATAAACATTGCTAAAGCTAAAGCTGCTGCTGATGCTAATGGATTCCCTGTAGCAAGGATTACGTAAACAAAGAAAAGGGTTCCTAGAAATTCTGCTAAATATTTTTGCATTATATTATAAATATAGATATGAATTGTTGTAAACATTCTAAAAAAAGCAAATCTTGTATTCGAAAATCCGATAAAAAACGCTTTTCCCTTCCAAGAAGATTTTCTAGAAAAAGATGTTTAGGAAAAATCAAAGGATTTAGTATGCGTAGTTCATGCGCCCCATATAAAGACTGTAAGCGTAAGACTCGGAAATATAAATAATATTATTTTTCAAACATATTAAATACATTCTCATAGTATTATTTAATATGGCGACTACATCATTCCCAACTTTTGTTATGTTTTTGGATAGTAAAGATACTGAATTAAAGGAATGGTATAAAGAACGAATTCAACAACATAATGCTTCTATTCGAACAGATCCATATCCAAATTCTGGATTTGATTTAGCAACTCCTAATTATATTACGGTACCTTCTACTGTATCGAGTACAAAATTGATCACTTTAGTAAAAGGGAAAATGCTTCGGTCAGAATCAAATGTGTGTATGGGATATTATATGTATCCTAGATCTTCTATTTCAAAAATTCCGCTAATTTTATCGAATCATGTTGGTATTATTGATTCCGGATATCGAGGATCTCTTACTGGAATGTTTCGTAATTTGGAATCATTCGAATATACTATAAAAAAATACGATCGTTTGTTACAAGTATGTACTGGAACACTCGAACCGTTTTTAGTAGAGATGGTAGATAGTGAAGAAGAATTAGGTGAAACAAGCAGAGGTTCTGGTGGATTTGGTTCGACTGGGAAGTGATTCATCCAGCGAAGCTGGATATTTCGGTGAGCGAAGCGAACCATAAACTGTATATAATAAAAATTGAACAATGATTACATACTATTTTATAATAATACAATATAGTACTATTATACAACCTTTCAATAATATGCCGAATTTTTGTTATAATACTCTGACACTTTCTGGAAATTATTTGTCATTAAATGATTTCTGGAAAGAAAATAGAGACGAAGATCTTGAACTTTTTATAAGTTTTCAGAATAGTGTTCCTGTGAAAGAAGGAGAATCTTGTGATGAGAAATGGAATACAAAATGGAACGCAAGAGATATAGAGTTTTCTGAAAACATTTCATTAACACATGATTTACCCACCGATATTAGTACTATAGAGTATACGTTTTCTACTGCGTGGGCTCCTCCTACATTATGGTTAAAACACATTATTCATAAATATTATAACATTGATTTTGTATTAAAATATGAAGAAAGTGGATGTGATTTTGGAGGTTTCGTTGAATCGCAAAAAGGAATTATAATAAAAAATTACTCTTATATTTTATCAGAATATAACTGGAATTTAGTACACAAAAACGAATTGGATGTCATAATTAATAACTATATTGAAGATATTACTGAAGATAATATTGACGATTATATAGATACTATTATGGAAGATCTTTCACGTTTAAATGGACATTACTATGAAAATATTCAATGTTATATTCAAGAAAGAATAGAACAATTACAAACATGCTAAATGCTATTAAACAATTCAATATATCTCTACTAAATCAATTAGATCAATATTATAAGTTTCGCCTATTTTTAAAAGTCTATTTGGATTGAATACCGCTTTTGTTATTTCTTCTGCCATAGGTTTCATTTTATTCATCATTTCTTTTTTATCTAGTTCAAATATTGATGGATTTTTCGATAAAATAGACCAATCTATTTTGTCTTGATTTTTTTCTATTATTTCTATCGCATTTGGATTTTGCATTAATCCATACCAACGTATTTTATCTACATTGTTTTTTAATATTTCTATCGCATTCGGATTTATTGATAAATGATACCAGCACACTTTATCTAAATTGTTCTTCAATATATGTATCGCATTCGGATTTATTGATAGCGCTGTCCAATTTATATTTTCGGGATATTTCTCAATAAGACACCTCGCATTTGGATTTGAACATAGACGTTTCCAATTAATTTTATCTACATTTTTTGTTAATATTTCGATTGCTTTTGGATTTCTAGAAATTTGATGCCAATTAATCCAATCTGGATTCAACTTTAGAAGATTCATTGCGTTTGGGTTTCTACAAATGTTCCATGGTGTTATCCGTTCTTGATTTTCTTCTAATAATTGAATCGCATTAGGGTTTTCTGATAAATATTCCCAATCAATATTCCACATATTTTTTTTCAATAAATGTATCGCACTTGGATTGCTTGATAGCAATGGCCACTCTATACGGTTTATATTTTTTTCTAATATATCTATTGCTCTTGGATTCTTATTTCCAGATAAATATCCCCAGTACATCATTTCCGGTTCCTTTAAAAATAAATCAATTGCGTTCACATTTTCTGTTAAAATATATTTGCATAATCTACTTTTATCTACCCAGTCTCTCAATTTGAAAATGGGATAAAAAGACATTTTGTTATTTTAATGAAAATTATTATTATTTCTTTATTTCATTTTTAGATTATTTAGGAAAATGCGTTGAATTTTTATATAGACGGCTTTTTAATATTTGTATCATGTGTATATATTTAAAAATATTTGCGTTGGTATTTTTTATGTAAAATAATACTAACTATTATAAGCATGAACTTTTTAGATGATTATCAACCATTAGTGTTTGATAATGGTTCAGGCATGGTAAAAGCTGGATTTGCGGGAGATGACGCACCCAGATCCGTATTTCCTAGCATCATTGGTCGTCCAAAAACGACAGAAGTTATGTTTGGAACAAATTCTCAAGAAGTGTATATTGGAGATGAAGCACAGATAAAAAGAGGTATACTTACAATAAAATATCCTTTAGAACATGGTATAGTAACAAACTGGGATGATATGGAAAAGATTTGGCATTATACCTTCTATAATGAACTTCGAGTAAAACCAGATGAACACCCTGTATTGTTAACAGAAGCTCCAATGAATCCTAAGTCGAATAGGGAACGAATGGTACAAATTATGATAGAAACGTTCGATGTGCCTTGTGTCTATATAAGTATACAAGCGGTTTTAGCATTATACGCATCTGGTCGAACAACTGGATGTATACTAGACTCAGGTGATGGAGTTTCTCATACAGTACCCATATTTGAAGGATTTGTAATACCACACGCAATCAGTCGTCTAGATATTGCTGGACGAGATCTTACTGATTATTTAATGAAAATTCTATCTGAAAGAGGAACCAATTTCAATAATACAGCAGAAAGAGAAATAGTTAGAGAGATAAAAGAGGCAACTACATATGTTGCTTTAGATTATGATAATGAACTGGAAGCATCTATTAGCTCATCAATGATCGAGATTCCATATGAGTTACCAGATGGACAAGTGATTACTATCGGGAATGAACGGTTTCGTTGTCCAGAAGTACTTTTTCAACCTTCTCTAGTTGGTAAAGAATCTCCGGGGATTCATATAAATTTATTCAATACCATAATGAATTGTGATATAGACTTACGGAGAGATCTATTCAATAATATAGTGCTTTCTGGTGGATCTACTATGTTTCCTGGTATAAATAATAGAATTACAAAAGAGTTATTATTTATTACCCCAGCTACAGTACCGGTTCGTGTTATCGCTCCCCCTGAAAGAAAATACTCTGTATGGATTGGTGGTTCCATTTTAGCATCTCTTAATACATTTGAAAATAATTGGGTTACAAAATTTGACTATTATGATGTAGGGGCAAGTATCATACATAACAAATGTGCTTAAAGTGTAAATACTATATAATTATATACTATTTATGAAGCGCAAATTTTTCAATAAGAAATTTGAAAAAAAAGAAGAAAAACCTATACATATCAATACATCGAATACTCCATTTTTAATTATCGTAGAATCTCCTTCAAAATGTCTAAAAATAGAAAAACTTCTTGGATTTCAATATAAATGTATTGCTTCGAAAGGTCATTTGAGAGAAATTAAGAAAGTCATGCCCGCAAAGCAAAAATACGATATTGTTTTCGAACCAATTTCTGAAAAAATAGCCCATATTGAATACATGCTTCAAATTGTAAAACAGTTTGATCCGAAAAATATTTTCCTGGGAACAGACGATGATCGTGAAGGAGAAGCAATCGCATGGCATATTTGCGACGTTTGTAAACTACATGTTAACACCACAAAACGAATTCTATTTCATGAAATTACTGCTTCTGCTTTAAAATACGCTGTATCTCATCACACTACTATAAGAATGAATATTGTCAACGCACAAAAAGCACGACAGATTCTGGATCGTATGATTGGTTTCCAAATTAGCCCTATATTGTCTCGTATTCTTGTTCATGATAACTCAAAATTCCTTTCAGCTGGTCGATGTCAGACACCGACATTGAGATTAATTTATGATCGTTATAAATCAGCTCAGAATAAGTCTGAAAAAGTACAATATAAAATTCAAGGAGACTTTTTCTCTCATCCAAGTATTTTACATTCTACTTTAGCAAATTTTATGGAAAATGAAAAAGAGGTGAAAACATTTTTAGAAGATTCTAAATCATTTGATCATATTTTTGATTTAGGAGAACAAAAATCAAAAAGCAATATTTCTCCTAAACCTTTTAATACATCCCATTTATTACAAACATCCAGTTCTGTGTTACATATTTCCCCAAAACACACTATGGATTTGTGTCAAAAATTATATCAAGATGGAAAAATTACATACATGAGAACAGAAAGTTGTTGTTTTGCTCAAGATTTCATTCATTTAGCAAAAACTTATGTGGAAGAAAAATTTGGAGAAAGTTATTTAGGAAATTTAGAAAAAATTACTAACTTTGATAATCAAAATCCTCATGAAGCAATTCGATGTACTCATTTAGGCATTTCCAAAACTGATTATTCTGATAAAAAAATGAACGATCTTTATCGTCTAATATGGAAACGTACTATTGAATCATGTATGGCTCCTTATACGTACTATGAATATGAAGCTAAAATAACAGCACCAATATCCTACTATAAATCAGATCTAGTAGTTCCTTTATTTTTAGGATGGAAGCGATTGTCAACAACTTTAGAAGAAATGAATGAAGAACAACAGAAAAAATCCATGGAAATAGAATTTTTTAAAAAGTATTTAGGAAAAAAAGTTTCATATCAAAAAATTCAAGCATCTCTTTTTATGAAAGATTTAGAACAATATTATCAAGAAGCCAGTATTATTCAAAAATTGGAATCTTTAGGAATTGGTCGACCTTCTACCTATTCTATGTTGGTAGATACAATTCAAGAACGAAAATATGTATTGAAGCAAGATATTGAAGGAGAAGAATTTAGGGGAAATGAATATATTTTGAACGAAAAAGAATTATCCATAAAAGAAGTTCATAAAATTTTTGGCGCTTCCAAAAACAAATTAAAAATACAAGATTTAGGCATTCAAGCAATTGATATATTATTTGAACATTTTGCTCCTATTTTTGATTATTCATATACTAGTAAAATGGAGGAAGAATTAGACACTTTTATTACTAATCCAAATAAGAAAATAGAAGATGTATGTGGTGATTGTGAAAACATGCTAAAGGTTTGTTTGAAACCATTGAAAGATAAAATGAAAAAGTCATATGTTATAGATGATTTTCATGAATTAATCTTTGGTAAATCTGGTATGATGATTCGTGTTATATCCTCAGAGGGATCGGATGAAATAAAGTATAAATCTCTAAAACCGAATCTAGAATTAGATTTTCAAAAATTAGAAAATGGAGAATATAAATTAGAAGATTTATTAGAACTTTCAAATGATTGTTTAGGCATTTTTGAAAATGAATCTATGTATTTGAAAAATGGTCCATATGGTCCATATGTGATTTGGGGAAATAGTAAGCTTTCTATAGCGTCATATGTAAAAAATATTCCGTTAAGTAATATTTCATTGGATATGGTTATTACATTTATTGATAAACATAAACAGAAGGAATCCAAAAGTAAAATATTGAGAGAAATAAATCACAATACATCTGTAAGGAAGGGAGATTACGGTAATTATATTTTATTTAAAACGGATAAAATGAAAAAACCGATATTTATAAATTTGAAAAAATGTCCACATGATCCTTTAGAAGATTCTATAGATATAATTAATGAATGGGTTCAAGAAACCTTGAATAAGTAATATCTTTTCACGCATAATTATATAGGTGTTATAATGCTTCCTACATTTGTAGCAAATAACTGGCATATTGAAAGCACTAAACAAGTTATATTGTATATTGTATCTATTATTTTGTATATTATTAGCTTCATTCATTTATATAAAAAAGGGTCTAGTGAATATGTCGCATACATTTTTGTATTTATTCTAAATATTTTAACCCCTTTCATATGGTTGAGTAGCTATCGTGATATTATATTTAATAACTTTGGTAACTTTTCTCATATGTATGACAATGGAAAAGGAAATTTAGGAAATATATTGATGCAATATCGTTCATGGGGAATTTATATTACATTATTCCTACTTTTTCTTTCCATGTTATTTGTTCTTATGAAAAATGAAGATGTTAGAAGAATGTTAAAAATGAATAAAGATGATGAAAATATGAGAGAAGGGAAAGTCAACTTAGATACATTAAACAAAACTACCGAACAAAACGATAAAAGTATTTTGGCGATTTTAGTAACAATTATAGTAACAATATGGTCTCTAGTGGGACACACCTTCTCGTTACCAACAGAAAATGACTATGGGGTATCGTTTTTTGAAAATATACTATACATACAAGAAAGCTATTTACAAAAAGATAATACTGGATTTATACGTAACATTCGATGGCTATTAACATTACCAAAGTTGTTCATTCAGACAATTGAGACAAAATGGATGTATCAAATGGATCGTATACGTACTACGCCATTGGTAAAATCCTTTAGTTTTTATTGTATCACTTTTATAGTAATGTTTTTTGGACCATTTGTTAGAATTCCTATACGTCCACATAGGTATAAGATTATGGATCGATTTAACATAATTAATATGGAGTCTCCATTTCCTCAAAAATTTGAGAGAAATATTCATTCATTCAGAGACTTTAGTATGTTTATATTGTGCTGTCTTATAAGTGCTATACTTGCCATTATTATGTATGTTTTCGGAAAATTTACAAATATACCAAAAGGAATTTTACAGTTTTTAACCACTGCTTTTGTTGTCATTATATTCGCTTCCATGTTTTCAAAGAAGTTTGAAATATTACCCGATAGTGCTTCTGTGAAATCTCTCATTTTCTTCTTCCTTTCTATAGTATTTGGATTATTGGGAACACCGGTTATTTTAGGAATTCTTCAGATTTTTACAGAAACTGGAATATTTGAATTACCTATAAAAGCTTTCTCTGAAATGTTAGGAAAACCAATCAGTTATGCTCGCACATTAAATGTCGGTTCTTTATTGAATGTATTATTTATACTAATATTCTTATTTTTGACATTTTTTATTTTTGGATTTGGTACAAAAAATAACTGGGTATCAAACGACAATGGAAAGGCAATGACAATGTTTAATGTAATATTAGTATGTATGGCATTATCATTATATGTAGGTGTAAGTACATCATATCCAATAAGTACATTATTATACTCAATGATAAAAAATAGTATGGAAGTAGTTCTAATCTTTATTGCTCCATTAGCACTTATCATATTAGCGATCGTTCAATTTATATTTGCCTTTAAGAACCATGAAAAATATAAGAGGTTCGGAGATATAGAAAAAAATAGTAAATCATTTACATAAACATAAATATTTCATTATATAATTATTCTATAAAATGAAATATTACGAAACTACATATGAAGATTATCAAAGTTCGACAGATAAATATAATATCCATTCTGAATTAACATATGTAATTTCAAATTTACCCTCAAATCTACAATATATGAAAAACATAGTATTATATGGGCCACCAGGATCTGGAAAATATACAGTAGCTCTTTCTATATTACATCGTTATAGTTCATTAAAATATGAAAAAAAAATTTCAATATTCAACGAAAAAAATGATAAAAAAGTAAAAACAACAAAACATGATAAAAAAAATTCACAAATACCAAGAAAATTAGATTTTGTCTACAAATTAAGTGATATTCACTATGAAATCGATGTATCTTTACTCGGATGTAACGCAAAAGTATTATGGAACGAAATATTTTTCCAAATTGTAGACATTATATCAGTAACTTCAAATAAAATAGGGGTAATAGTATGTAAAAATTTCCAATATATCTATAATGAATTCTTGGACATTTTTCATAGTTATATCAATTATCTCTCAAATATGAATAATATTACCATTAAATTTATATTGTTGACAGAACACGTGAGCTTCATACCAAATAATGTTTTACAGTATTTTGATGTAATATCAGTAAAATCTCCTTCAGTTGAAGAGTATTGTAACCTGATACAACATCATACCGGAAATCTTTTTTGTACAAATAAACATTCTTTTATGAGCCAATATGAACGAGAATCGGTTAAAGAAAATATTGGACATTTTGGTTCTGGATGTTTAGATAATATTAAAGAAATTCATAGTCTCAAATATCCTATTGACAAGATACCAAAAAATATTTTCAATATAATTGTGGATGATATTATTGAGCGATTGATGAATCCTGATACTTTAGATATACAACAGTTTCGAAACATTCTATATGATATGTTGATCTATAATTTAGATATATTTGAATGTATAACACACATCATATTCTACCTTATTGAAAATAATGTACTAGAAAAAAAATACATGAAGCGGATTATAATAAAACTATATTCGTTTTTTAAATATTTCAATAATAATTATAGACCAATTTATCATTTAGAAAGTATATTTTTTGAAATAATTACTGTAATTTATCTTCAGCAACAAGATAGAACAGATAATTAAAAAGAACATTAATATAATTTATAATTATATCCATTATATCTTGAATGAATTTAGAAAGGGCATGTAAAATATTAGATTTAGGAAAAAATCAAATAGATAAAAACATTATTAAACAGGCATATAAAAAACAAGCATTGAAAACTCATCCAGATAAAAATAATAAACCACAAGCAAATGAGGAATTTAGTGAAATCCATAGTGCTTACCAGTATTTGTTAAAAATAAATGATCAAGAAAATGCGATTGAAAACTCGTTTACTGGATTGACTAATGTTTTTTGTAATTATTTAGATCAAGAATTACAACGAGAAATGTTACAAGATTTATCTACAAAGTTATTATTTGTTTGTGAAAAACAATCCATTAAGATAATAGATGAACTTGAATCCAATTCATTTCATAAAATATACAAACTATATATAAGGTACAAAAATACATTTCGTTTTTCATTAGATTTTCAAAGATTCATGGAAAATAAAAAAATATATTGGTTTAGTCAAGGAAATATGAAAAAAAATCGATCAAACGAAGGATCACCCACATCTGTAAAAAACACAGATTTGAATGACTGGAATGATGAATATGTTTTAAAAGTAGAACCAGTAACATATGATACTAATTCACAAAAAACAATGATTATTCGTCCAACCTTAGAAGACGTGTTATTTGATAATGTATATCAATATTTTTCAATAGTAAATAAAGTAAAAGAACGTTATTTAATACCATTATGGCATCATGAGTTGGCTTATGATCATGAAGATTGTGAATTTATTGTAAAAATTATACCTCAATTTCCTTCTGATAATTATTGGATAGACGATGAAAATACATTACACCAACGTATAGAATTTACAATGTCGGAACTATGGAATATTTTGATAAATAACACTTATATTGACGTGTTTTTTGGAAAAAAACGGTTTGTGTTATACCCTTATAATTTGAAAATACAGAAAGAACAAACATGGTGCTGGGAAAATCAAGGTGTTTCATTGATTAATAATCAAAATATTTTTGATGTTTCAAAACGTGGCCATGTGATATTGCATATATTTATTACATCACTATAAAACTGTTACTTAAATGATTTAAATATATATGGGTATATATGAAGTATAGATTTACCCCCGATGAATTATAGCGAACGACCTTCTTGGGATGAATACTTTTGTGAGATTGTACTTGCTACAGCAAAGAGATCTTCATGTAGTAGATTACATGTAGGCTGTTTATTGGTTAAAGACAATCGAATTATAAGTCAAGGTTATAATGGGTTTTTACCAGGATGTCCTCATGATAGTATAGTAAGACATGGACATGAACAAGCAACCGTACACGCAGAACAAAACGCAATATGTGATTGTGCGAAACGAGGGGTATCTTGTGATGGTGCTACCGCATACATTACTCATTTTCCATGTCTCATTTGTACACGATTATTATTAGCCAGCGGAATTAGTGAAATAAAATATATACACGATTATACGGAAGATACGTTGACTCATTATTTTTGTAACCAAAAGCAAGTAAAATTGATTAAAATAAATTCAACAAAATTGAAAGAAACTTAAAATGTATATGATTTGTATAAATAAACATGGATTTATATAAACTTACAATTCCCTATAGAGACTATAAAGTATGGGATTTTGAACCTTCATTGGAAATAAGTAAAAGTCCATTAGA